TCAACTCCAGCTCTTGTCGACCGAGGCCTTCACGGCATCCGACATGGCGACATCGAAGACGATCATGTCTTCCACCGCCTTGACGGCCTTCAGGCGCTCGGCGAGCGCCATCGTCTCGGCCGGCACCGGGGGCAGGGCCGGGATCGGCTTGGCGATCCCCAGGCGGTCGAACAGCGTCGATGCGAAGGCGGGGAACCGGGATTTGTGCCCGACGATCCCGACGCGGGCGAGAATCTCGATCGCCGCGATGGAGTTGCCCGGATGCAGCCGGTCGTCCGGCATGCGGGTCCCGAGTTGGCGGGTCAGCGGATTGTAGAGCAGCCGGTAGGCGGGTTCGGGCAGCATGCGGAAGAAGCGCTTGAGGCTCTTCACGTCGGAGAAGTCGTACCCCTCCGCGAAGGCGGCGGCCTCGGCGAGCGGGCCCAGGCGCCAGCTGCGTGCGGGATCGGCGGCATCCCCGGCCCGAGCCTTCAGCCAGCGCATCCGGGTCGCCATCTCGATCTGCGGCTCCTGCAGCAGGATGGCGGTGATCATCAGGTCCGGCGTCAGGAAGTTCTCGTAGCGCGGGACGGTCACGGCGCCGGACAGGAAGGCCGACGGGGCGGCCGGTCCGGTCAGGACGCAGGTGAGAATCTCGTCCGGCAGCTTATGGATGCCGAAATAGCAATGCTGGAAATGCGGGAAGAGCGCCGTCTGGAGGACGGTCTCGGGCTCGATGCCGGTGTTGATCAGCATGGTCCGCAACCGCACCAGCCCCTCGGGCGGCATGCGGCGATAGACCATCACGTTGGTGTCGGCATCGTACAATTCGAGCCGCGGGATCTCCGTCAGCCCCGGCACCTCCGCCTCCGTGACCACGAAGGTGCATTGCCCGGTGGCATGCCACCCGTTGCGCTTGAAGGCCTCGTCGATGACGCTGGCCGGGACCTCGGCCACGCGTCGTCCGTCGACCGCGACCACGACCCGGCTGATGGCGAGGGGATTGTCCGGCACGATCCAGCCGCGGATCGCAACGCCCTGATCGTGGTCGATGAAGTAGCGCATGTCCTGAAGCGTGAGGCGGCGGCATGCCGGCGCCCTGTGTCCGCCATGTGTCGCGGCACGGCCTGATGCCGAGCGGCAGGGCCATAGCGCATTTTTCCGCCGGCGTGCACCAGGGCCGGCTTCGGCCTCGAACCGCATCCGAGCCGGTCGATTGAACCGGCCCGAAGATTTTTCCCGCAAACCCTTGCCCGCAAACCCTTGCCAGACATCGCCGATGCAGTCCGGCCCCGTCGCGATCCGGTCGTCCGGTGCCCGGGCCGGGCGCGATCGATCCGATCCGCGATGCAGGTTCTGCTTGCGCCCTCGCCGGCCAGCCGCTATAGGCCCCGCCCACCGGAGCAAGAACGGCTCCGGCCCGGGCGCGTAGCTCAGCGGGAGAGCACTACCTTGACATGGTAGGGGTCACAGGTTCGATCCCTGTCGCGCCCACCACTTTTCTCTAGCGGGAACAGTGGCTTAAGTTTCGAGAACGCCAACATTGGGTAGTTACCTCAGTCACGGCGTGTCAGTTGGACCGAAATGGCGCCCACCGGCTCAGGCCGAACGGCGCACTTCGGTCGGCTCCAGATCGTCAAATTCCAGGGCGTTCGCACCCTTGCTCAAGGCCTCCGGACTAAACCGCGCGTAGATCCTGCGCGTCACCTTCAGGTCTGAGTGCCCAAGGTAGCTGGCGATCTCCTCCATCGACACGCCTTCCTCAGCTTGTCGCACGGCGGCAGAGTGTCGGAGCATGTGAGCGTGGACGTGCGGCAGGCCCGCGGCTTTGGCGGCACTCGCCAGCCCTTTCTTGACCGACCCAACCTTCTGCTTCGCCCATTCGATTACGTAGTCTGACCTCGCACCTTCACGCGCCGCCAGCAGGCGTAGCTTGATCGACCGGTTCATCGGCACGACCGCGCGGCCCTTATGCGCCACTTGGATCTCTGGGTTCTCCAGATCGATCTTGTTCCGCTCAAAATCGCAGCGGTCCCACGTCAGGTCCAAGATCGCGCCAGCCCGACCGGCGGTGGCGTAGGCCAGCCAAACGAACAGCTTCAGGTGCGGAGCCGCGCAGGCATTGGCGAGCGCGCGAACCTGAGGCAGCGTCAGGTGCCCCGTGGTCGATTTCACCTCGCGTGGGCGCTCGATGTAGGGCGCCTTCTCAAGCAGGCTGTGCTTTACCGCCCAATTCAGCACCGTGCGGACACGTCCCAACTCGGTGATGATCGTGCCATCTTTGATGCCCTGCTGCCGCCGCGCGGCCGTGTAGGCCCGGCAGTCCGCGATGGTGACGTCCTCAGCGTTCATGGCACCGAACCATGGCCCAAGTGCCTTCCACTGGTGCCCCATGATGACGACGGACGGGTTTCCCTCCTTGTCCCGGCAGTAGGCGTCCCACAATTCGCGGACGCTCGTACCTGTCGGCCTCAGGGCCTCGGCGTAAAGCGCTGGCGCACGACGTTCTGCCTCAGCCTCATTATCTGTGCCGAGCCGGAGCCGGCGTCGCTTGCCCTCTTGATAGAAGGTGAGGATACACTCGCCTCGGGGGAACTGAGTGGTCTTGAGCCGTCCGATGTCGTAGTCGCGCTGAGCACGGCGCATTCTGCTGCCTCCACGGCTGAACGGGGGATCCTGAGTAGCTTGCCGCCGAGCCGGAAATGCCCGAGGTCGCCACGATTGACCATGTTGCGGACGTGCTGCTCCGAGCACCCCCACTCGTCCGCGACCTCGCGCGGCGTCAGGATGTCAGGCCTCCGGCCCATGTCGTCCTCCATCGGTCTCGGATCGGTTGAGGGGAGGGGCGGATTTGGCGGCGAGGGTGCGGTCGCCAATTTGCTTGCGGTAGGGCAGCGGCAGGCTCGACCAGTCGAACTCGTCCTTGAATTGCCCGCAGACGTGCGCGCGTTCGGTGATGACGTGGCCGGCGCGGAGGGGCATGGAGACGTTCTCAATGCCGATGGCTGCCCATCGCTCCGCACCGCCCACCATCGCGCTCTGATGACACTCGCCGACAAGCGAGCTGATCGAGTGCCACCAATCGCAGCCGGCGCAGCATGGGCCGCGCTGGTGATAGAAGGTGTCCAGCACTTCCTGGCGGGTGCCGCGCTCTCTGCGCTCGGCAGCCTCAGCCATGCGGGCTTGGACAGAGGGTTGCCTACGCATCGCCTGCCTCCTGGCTTGCTTCTGGTGCGGGGGTGAGGGCGGCGCGGGCGGGCGCTAGAGCGGCATCAAGATTTCCAGCCGGTGGGAGGCTGTGACCGGCGACAGCCATGCGGATCGTGACGACCGCCTCGTCCACACAGGTCTGTGTCGACGGTGCGAGTGCCTTGTACGAGCCGCCCATCCGCATGGCCTCAAGCGGGATCGCCGCGATGACTGCGACGCGCTTCCAAGCCTCCCCGGTCTTCTCAGCCTCGTGGAGACGAGCGCGGAGTTGGGCGGCTTCTCCTTCGGCGCGAGCGAGGCGCTTGTCCTTCTCGGCGTGGATCCATTCCCGGTAGCGGGCGGCGTTGCCGTTCCTGTTCGCGTAGCCCCGCGCCTCATCCCGCTCCTTCCGTGCAGCGATGAGATCGGCTTCGAAGCCCTTCACAAGCTTGCGTTCGGTGACGAGTTCCTGTCGCAGGACGTCGATCACAGCGCGAAGGTATCTGACCTCCTGCATCTCCTCAGCCGCCCGGCCGGGATCGGTGGCGGGGCTCATGGGCGCCTCCATTCAATCACCGGGCGCTCGTAGCCGATCATGCAAGGATGCAGCGGGTGTCCGTCCTGGGCCGTGCCAAGACACATTAGCCGCGCGCCAGCGGCGGTCGCCATGTCGTGGAAGCGCGCCCAGCGGCGCCGAAGGTTGGGCGGCAGCTTAGCGAGCGCACCCCAGGCGACGATGCAGATGTCAGCCTCACCGAGGATCCGACGCAGATGCGCGTCGTTCTCGGCGCCGATCGGGTCCGGCGCGTCTCGCAGAGCCTTGATGTCGGTGGCCCGGTAGGCGAACAGGTTGCCGACCAAGACCCGCCGAGCGCTCATCCGCCTGGCGAACCCGATCACCTTGCGGACCGTTGCGTCATCCGTCTCGGCGTCCGCGGTGGACGGGTTGACCATGACGAAGGCCACGACTTTGCTGCCGAGCAGCCCGTAGACCTCGCGCTCCAATCGGTAGCGATAGGTGCCGCACTCGGAGAGGATCGCGCTCATTCCGACGTCTCCTTGGTGGACGGGGACTCGGAGGGGGCGTTCGTGACCGAGGCCACCGTCACGCCGTAGACGGCCATGCCCATGGCATCGAGGAAGCTGACTTGGTTTGGCGCCAAGAGCACACAGGCAAGCCGGGCGCCGATCGCGTGGCCACCGTCGCCGACTTCGGCAACCGTGTCCCAGTAGACGTCGGTATCGACTTCGAAGGTGATGAGCTTCTTCATGTCACCGCACCTCCCCGGCAGCGTGAAGGGTGCGGTCATTCGCGAGAGATCGAAGCTCGGCGTCCACGATCGCCTGGACGTCGGAATACCGGTCGTCCTGCGCGTCGCCGGTTTCGGCCCATGCCCAGGGCAGAGCAGCCACCTTCGCGGCCACCGACGACGCGAAGTCGTAGCATCCAGGCCCGAACGAAAGCTCCTGAGGATCGCCTTCGGGCGTTGCGGAGGGCGGGGGTGGGGGCGTTTGGGCGGGCGTCTCGGCTTCGCCGCCGCGCTGGCAGGCTTCGCCCTCAGCCGCTATCGCGTCTTCGCCCGCAGGGTGCTCATCGCTGACGCATGGGACCGGGATTATCCGAAGTGTGGAGCAATCATGGCGGACAATACCTTCCGCCTCTTCAAGATCATAGACGAAAGCTTCAGATATGCGATCCGTGACACCTTCGTTGAACGCGCAGTAGTAATACCCGCTATCAATGACTTGAATAAGAACGCGGCTGCCAAGCGCCCCGCGCGAAGGATCGAAGCCCGCAGGGGCAGGATGCGAAGCAGCCTGATCCGAAGGACGAGAGCCTGACCCCAACGGGGTCGCGCCCGTCTTCTCCTCTCCCGCTCCCTTTTGTCCCGGTGTCGAGGCGACGATCTGGCCGGAGCGGTGAGCGATCTGGTTGGCCCGGATAAGAACCCGGCGGGCCATCTCGCGAAGCCGGCACTGCACATCGGTCGGCGTGATCGTGACGTACCCGCCGTTGCCACGGTAGCCGTCATCATCAGCGTGCTCTGGCCAGACCCACTGCCGGTCGTGATCGCCTTCCTCGTGCAGGTGCTCGGCCATCATCTCGATGGCTTCTCGTGAGGGTTCCCCCAGATCCCCGCCCGCTCCGGCTGGATCAGAAGGTGCGGGGGCGGATGCGAACGGATCTGCTACGCCAGCAGCCCGGAGCGCAGCGGCCAGTTCCTGGGTGCCGGGATCGCGGCCGTTGACGCCGTAGTAGGCGACGCGCGCCCTCGCCAGCAGGCTTGCTCCCGGCCCCGTGTCACCGGACTCGCCTTGGTGGTTGGCGTGGGGGCTAGACATGGAGAGGCTTCCTCGTCTCTTCGACGGCCTTGAGGGCGGCATTCGCCTCCCGCTCGCCGCACCGCGTGCAGAAAGTGCCGATCCGGTCGTTCCGGAAGCTCATCAGGTCGCCGGTCGCGGGCTTGCCGCAGGAGACGCACCGGCCCAGGCCACGGAACCAGCGAGCGGTTGGATAGCGAGGCGTCTTAGCCATGGGACGCCTCCCGCTGCTTGAGGGCGGCGGCACGCTTCTCGGCATGCTCCTGGCGCTCGGCAAGCTCGCGGGCGAGCATGGTCGCGTGCTCCGTCGCCGACCACGTCCAACGCCGCACGACGGCCTGCGTATGCGGGTAGTTCCCGTCAGCCGCCCAGTTCTCCTTGGCGGCCTTCTGCGCGATGGCGGTGTTCAGCTCGGCCGCCCATGCTAGGGCCGTCCAGAAGTCGGGCGCCGCGTGGACATCGTCCGGTCCCTGGATGTGCATGTACCAGAGCCGGTTGTCAGCCTGCTCAGCCTCGGGATGCGTCTCGGCCGGTGCTGTGTTGCTTGCTTCGGCCATGTCAGGCCTCCGAGGTGGTGAGAGCGGGATCGAGAAGCCGGGTGATCTCGTCAGGAAGGGTCGGCGGGGTCAGCTCGGTCGCCCGCGGGGCGGCCCAGGTCTCGCCAGCAGTCGGCTCCGGCCCCCAATCGACGACGATCTCGCCCGTCGCCAAGAACCGGTCGCGGAGGCGCTTGAGGGCGGCGATGACGCGGTGCGCGGGGTAGCGGACGACGCCTTCGCTCTCATCGAAGTAGCCGTCCGGCATGTAGAGGTCATTCGGAACGACGTCTTCGGGGTCGAAGGCCTCGCATCCAACTGCGTCGCCAAACAGCAGATCCGAGTGCGCGAGGATGCAGCCGCACTCGCCGACGATCGGGCGCTGTCGGACGGACGTAAACGCCATATTGATCCGCTCCGGCGGCTGCGCCTCCAGATGGGCGATGAGCTTGTCGAGGTTCGGGACGTTGAGGGTGGACATCTCAGTCTCCTATCGGCTGGAAGATCGAATGAGGCAGCGCAGCCAAGTCCGCCTCAAGCCTGCTGAGCGGACGAGGGGGTTGAGGCGGAAGGTGACCGCAGTGATTGCGGTGCCGCCGACCATGGCGGCGGTGAGCCAGGAGGCGTCGGAGGCGGTCATGCGGCCTCCACGCTGGTGACCGGCTTCGGCACGTAGCGATTGGCCGTCAGCAGCTTGCGGACCGCAGCTGAGTTACGGACGATGGGGCGCCCACCATTGTCGAGGCGCCAGCGGCCTTCGGTGTCGGGCTCCGAGCCAAGGCGCTCCAGAACCTCGCAGGGCACGCCGAAGCGTTCCCACGGGCCGACGTAGGCGCCGCGGCTGGCGACGTACCGGCGCCGGGTGTGGTAGCCGACCGAGCGGTCAAGCTCCTCGGCGGTGTAACGGCCGGCGCCAGACAGCGACCAGTTGTAGCCGCGGCTGTCCGGGCCCCAGAGGGTGATGTATGGCTGCCGAGTCCACTCCTTGCGGAAGTCGACGACGAAGAAGCGCTGATCGCTCATGCCGCGTCTCCACATGAACTCTGGGGATTGGCTTCGGCGACGCGACGGCGGGCGATGACGCCGGCCTCGGCGAACATCGTCTCGGCGGCCGTGAACTCTTCCGGCGGCATGGACGTGGTCCCGTCGCCGTAGACGACAGAGCGGATGCCGGCCTGGATCAGCGTGCGAGCGCAGGCGCTGCACGGGTGATGGGTCACGTAGGCCGTGCAGCCCTCGGTACGGATGCCGTGGCGAGCGGCGGTCGAGATGAGCCCAAGTTCGGCATGACAGGCGTAGAGGTACTTCGCCGGCCGCTCGCGGCGTTCGGGCAGATCGTCCACGCCGGCGGGCGGACCGTTGTAGGCCGTCAGGAGAACCGACCGGCCATTCGGGGCGACGAGGACCGCACCGACCTGCGTGCTGTCCTTGGACTTCGTGGCGGCGAGCTGCGCGAAGCTCATGAGGTAGGAGGGCCAATCGGTCATGCCGCAGCCCTCCGAGTGCTGGCAGCATCGGCCTGGATCAGGGTCGGATCTGACCAGACAATCCCGTTCTCGGCGCCCCAGGCCGTCATGAACTCCAAGAGATCCGACATTTCGGACTTGCTGAGCTTGGACGACGAAGTGCCGAGGGCGACGACACCCTTGCCGTCCAGAGCCGGCGCGAGCCTCAGCTCCTTGCCGAGCGCTGTCAGGAACAGGATCTTCCAGGCATCCGGCTCGTAGCGCTGGCCGAAGTGCTCATGCTGCCGAGCGATGTCGGTGAGCATGGCCCAGAGCTTTGCGTTTTGAGAAAGCGACCGTTGAGGCTCGCGAAACTCAAGCCGCGTCCCCAAAGGCGCGCTCCCCACCCACGACAAGGCGCGGGATCGGATCGCATCGTTGGCCAAAATCAGGAGCGCCTTGCTCACGACAAATGCCTCCAAGTCTTGCCCTTGATGATCCGAGTGATTGTCGGACGCGAAACGCCTAGGCGGCGAGCGATCTCCGAGTACGATCCGGGCATGCCCCGAACCTCTAGAACTTGTTGTTCCGTAAGCTTCGCATGGCCATGTGTTTCGCCCCTAGGGAGACGGCCGCGTCTCATTGCATCGTGAACATTGTCGCGAGGCGTGCCGAAATACAGGTGATCAGGCCGGACGCATTTCGGATTATCGCAGTCGTGACAGGCAACAAGCCCGTCAGCGTATGGGCGGCCGGCTAAGCGAAGTGCGAGGACATGAGCCCGATAGCGTCGGCCTGCATGCTCAACGAAGCCGTACCCGTAGCCATCTAAGGCGCCGGTCCATTCCCAGCAGCCGTCACCCTTGGTGAAGCGCGCCTCGAACGCCTCTCGGAGCGACGGCCGCTCAGCAGCCAATTTCGCCTTCTTCGCGAGGCCGGTGCATGCCTGCGAGCAGAACACTCTCTGCGCCCATTGCTTGGCGCTGTAGTCCTTTGGGCGAGAGAACATCTCCCCGCAGTGCTGGCAGGCACGCTCGCGCGCGGCGGCATTCGCCAGGATGAGGAAGGCGCGGCCGGTCATCGCGCGGCGCTCCGAAGCCGGAACGTCGCCACGGGCCTCTTGTGACACGTTGTGCGGATGCTGCTCTGGTAGCCGACCTTTTCCCAATCCCGGCGGAGGAACACGGCGCCCATGACGCGCGGGTCGATATGCCGAGGCGGAGGGATCTGCGCCCGAACGTCATCAATCGTGATGGCGCGTCCACCCGCTCCCAAGCGAGCAGCGACAGCCCGTGCCGCCTGCAGCCAGTCGGCGCGATGCTCCTCAAAGAGAGGCAGAACGTTCTGCTCGAACAGGCTCATCCTACGGCCCTCGGTGCGAGTTGCTGGAGACGGTCGCCGAACGCGGTCTTGAGGCTGTCCACCTCGTCCTGCGTCAGGCTGAAATCGCGACGAGCGCGCTTCTGGTCGTCGGAAGCCCACCACTGGCGAAGAGCGACCGGATCGGCCGCGTCAGCAATGTGCTGCCGGCAAGAGTTCAAGAACCGAGCGCGGCTATCGTCTTGCTCGGCCGCGGCCTCTTGCTCAAAGTCGCGCTTAATGTCGGAGACGTACTTGCTGTCGTCGTACCGGCCCATGAAGATGTCGCCGGCAAAGCCGATCATGGAGAGCGCCTTCACGAGCGCATCTGTGACGGACTTCTTCGGAGCATCCTCGTCGGTGTAGGTCTGACCGTTGTTGCGTTTGCCGCAGAAGGCAGTCTGACCGACGTGCTCGACCTGCCCGCGCTTGCCCTTCCACTCGTACCAGACCCGAACACGGGCCATGTGGATGCGTTCATGGAAGTCGGGCGCGATTAGAGCGCCGTCGAGAAGCTTTTCCTCGACGATTTCGAACCCCCACCCAAGGCCGCACGGTCCGAAGGTCTCGGTCGCCTTGAAGATCAGGAAGTGAGGCTTCGGCGAATTGCCCTTGTAGGCCTTGCCGGTGATGCCCTTGACCTGCGATGGGTCGGTGCGCTCGATCTGGCGCCAGAGGGTCAGGTTCTCGCTCACAACTACCTCGTGCGGACGGTCAGCACTGGTGCGGGGTTGCTCCACTCGGCGCCCGAGACCGGGCCTTCGGCGAGTGCAGCGGCGATGGCGGTCTTGCTCGGCTCGCGCTTGAAGACGCATACGTCGTCAGGCAGCGCGGCCGGGTCGATGACCTGAACCTTCGGCTTGCCGACAGAGAGCGAGGCGCCCAGGTCGGGACCCGCGAGCTTCTTCAAGCCAAGCTCGCCCATGGCTTGGATGACCACGCTGCGTAGGTCCTCCACCTTCTTGTCGAGGCGGGCCTTGCGCTCCCGGTTGTCTTTGATGATCTCGGCCAGCGCGTCGCTTTGAGCCTCTGTGTAGCGGGCGGCGCGAAGTACCCGCACCAGCCGGTCTTGAATGTCGGTCTCCGAGGCCATCAGCTCGGCGAAATCGGGGTCGGTCTCGTCGATACCGGCGGCGATGAGTTGAGCGGCGACGCGGCTGGCGGTCGCCATCTCGACGTGAAGCGGGACGCGAGTAGGAGCGTTCATCACCGCTTCTCCAGACCATCAAAGCCATTAAGCGGCCGTCCGACGACTTTCTTGCCCGGCCCGTAAATGGTGCCACCGTGGCGCGAGAGACGAGGCTTTGCATTGTGCTTCCGAAAGATCGGCCGCACCTGCTCGGCTATCCGCTGCAAGTCGTCCCGCTCAATGTACGGCCAGTCGTTGCGCAGTAGCGCGACCTCAACGAGAGCAGCGGCGGCATCTTCGATCTTCTCGAACGAGCCTAACTGTGTGAATGCCAGGCCGCTCGGCAGATGCGTGATGACCCAGCGTCCGGCTTCACCGCCGAGACCATTATGACAAGCCAGATCGCGGTAGCGCCACGAAGGGATTGCGTCTGGGCCATCGTGGGTTGCGACGACGATTGTCTCGCGTTCGCATAGATCGAGCGCGCTCATGCAGCTTGCGCCTCCGCACGCTGTTCGATGCCGAGGAAATCCAGAGCCGCCCCGAAGCTGGCGAACGTGTTGCCGGTCGGGCTCAGCGGGCGAGGCAGGCCAACACAATCCGCGTCCGGAAAGGCTTCCGGATCAGGGATGATCGTCCACGGCTCGGCCGGGAACATCGGGATACCGAGCCAGGACTTGGCGGGGAAGGCGGGCGTCAGGATCGCCACCTTGTGATCACCGAAATAGATCGCGTGGTAGTCGGGTTGGGTCTCTACGGCGGTAAAGGCGCTCATGACTGCGCCTCCGTAGCTTTGCGGATGACGGCCAGCGCCTTGTCTGCCTGCTGACGGCCGATCGTGCACTTGCCCGCGCCAAGCATCAGGTACTCGGCCAAAACCTCCAGCATTTCCGGCGCAGCGGAAATCAGTCGAGCATTGGCTTCGGCTTCTCCGGGAAATTCACCGTTCCCATTCGAAAGCTCGCCGCAAATCCAAGCGTCTCCAGAGATCACGCAGAGCGTGCCGCGATTGCCGATAGTCGCCATCCAAGGGCCCGGAGTATGCTTAGCCATGGCTCAGAGACTCCCGACGCTCGCGACGGCCGGCAGACGGCTATCGGGGACAGGACGGGAAGGGCGAAGACGGGCTGCCAGAGGAAGGCGTGCCAGCGGCGCCGGAACACGCTGCCGGTAGGCGTCGCGAATGGCGTCGGCATCCAGGCCGGCGGTCTTGAGAGCCGAGGCGAGGCCGTTGCACGTCAGATCGACGGTGCCGGTGGTGTGGCCGGGCTTACCGGCCGCCACGTCGTCCATCATGCGGAGCACGTTGTCGAAGTGATCGCGGATGATGTCGCGGGAACGAAGGATGTCGCTGCGATCAATCATGTCAGCCTCCAACGAGGATCAGGAAAAGCGTGCTGGCGATGCCACCGAGGCCGCCGAGGAACATGAGGACGCAGCAAAGGATCGCCGCATCGTCTAAGTCGAAGCCGGGATCGTCTTCCGGCGTGTCGAGATCTGCTGTGACAGGCTCGGCCATGATGGCCTCCGTCAGGAACGGGTCGGGAATGCTTCGCCGAACCACTTGGTGAGCGGCTTCGAGGCTCGACGCTGGGGCTCCGATTTCGCGAAGCCGCGGCTCTGGATCTTCGGTTTCGTGGCAGCGGCGGTGATGCCGAGCTGCACCCGCTTGCGCCTCTTGGCCTGGGCCGCAGCCGAGTGATCGGCCGCATCCTTCACGCGCTTGCAGGTTTCGTAATGCGCGGGGCCGCGATTGTCGGCTGTATCGGAGCCGCCATTCTCAAGCGCGATCTCGTGTTCGACGAACCAGCGCTGGCGAACCCCGTCGATCCGCTCACCACAGGTCACGCAGACGCCCTTTGTGCGCTCCCATGCGGCGAGAACGTCGCGAGGGCTCAGGCGCTTGCGGGCAGTGGTGCCAACATCCTCGCAGACAACGAAGGGCATCACATGCCCTCTTGGAAGAGGTGCAAGACGTAGGGGCCATCTTGTAGGCTACCGACGTAGCGCCAATGCTCCGGCAGGTCGTGCCCAGTCCCGACGACTTGGATGCGCCGCTCAACCTCCGGGTAATCCGGCTTTATCTTCATCCAGACGCGAGGCTTGCCGCCCTGCATGGCGAAGAACACAGCCCTCCCAAGCCCAGGAGCCTTAAGCGTCTGCGGGCCATCAATCGGCGCGACGTCGAATTTCCAGACCTGAGCCATCACGCGGCCCTCGCGATCTGCTGAGCGGCCGGCGCCTTGCCGATGGCCTCGATAGCGACCAGAGCGGCCCGAACCGCACGCTGCTCGCCACGAGCCTCGTCGTCGCCAGGAAGCGGCTGGACGATCAGCGCCGAGACCATCGCGTGGATGGTGTCGAGTGTGGCTTCGTAGGCCCCGCCAGCGGCGGCGGCAGCTTCGGCCGAGGCTTCGTCGGCCAGCTCGTCAGCGTGGTCCTGGGCGGCATAGATCGCATCAGCGCGGCACTCGTGATCCGAGAGCACGCCGAACCGCTCGTGATGGAGCGTCAGGCAGGGGGCGCCGAACTCGTCGCGGCCCGGCGCGGTCCAGTAACCCGCCGGCATGGTGAGGGCGTAGGAGACGGCCATGGCTCAGCCCTCGTACCCGAGAGCAGCCCGGCCGATGCCGAAGGCGCTAGCGACGAACAGAAGGGCCGAGAGGCCGATCTTGATGGTGATGGGATCGGTGATGATCTGAGACATCGCGGCGGCGCTCCGTGGCGGCTGCTGATGTGATGACCATAGTCCACGTTGCATGGACGTTGCAAGCCCAAATTCCATGTTCCGTGGACGAAAAATCTGTTCCCTTTTTGTTCCACAGGGAGCGGATTGCAACTTGCGCGACCAGAGTATCCCTGGTTACGATAGTTCTAGTCGAAGGGGGGAGCCTGGATAACCGATGCCGATGTCAGATCACGCCGCTAAGAAGCGGCTACAGCGGCAAAAGGCGATGGCGCTACAGATCGCTGTTCAGTTGCCGGTGGACCAAGCAGAGGCTCTTGCTCTGCTCGCGGACGTCAAATGGCTTGTCGAAAATTTTATGGTGTACGAGGAAGACTGCGTAAGTAGCTCGGAGCCGAAGCGGTTCAAGATCGTCGGCGCCTAGGCGACGCGCTTTCCGCCCATGGTCTCAGAAATGCGGACGGCAAGGTCGTGAGCTATGCCGTTCATGTCGCCGTGATAGACCCAATTGAAATCAAGCTTCGCAGCCGGAAAGGCGCGAATGATCTGCGCGACTAAATCGGGCTTGATGAGATTGCGCCCGGCCTCAAAATTTTCATAGCGGGTTTTGCTCATCCCGGCCTTCGTGGCGAATTCGGTCAATGACAGGCCGAGCGCTTCGCGAGTTAGACGTAGCCGGTGGCCAATGGCCTCCCGGCTTTCGGGCGTGAGTGCGTTCTCTGACATGCCGGAAATATCAGCGAGGCGCGATTTTCGCGCCATCAACGATTTATGGACTTGACGCGTCCATGTTGCGTGGACGATATTGGGCTCATGTCTAAGCCGCCCCCTATCGCCAGCACGGATGAGGCCATCGACGCGCTCGGCGGCAACGCCGATGTCGGGAAGATTGTCGGCGTCAGTCACAAGGCTGTCTCCAACTGGCGAAGGTGGAACCGAGGTCGGTTCCCGGCTGAGACGTATCTCGCGCTCAATGCAGCTCTCGCGAAGATCGGCCGAACGGCTGAACCGAGACTGTGGGGCATGATCGGCGCCGAGACGGAGGCCGCATGACTTTGCTTCCACTCATCATCCTCAAGCTCTGGCTCGCGTTCGGCTGCATCGCTCTCGTCTGGTGTGTCTGCCGTTGGCGCCACATCGACGGCGCGGTCATTCCTGGCGCTGCCATCCTGATCCTCTGCGGTGCTGTGAGGTACGCGCTGTGAGTGATGCGATCAGAGACGGCTCTGCCGACCAGCAGCTCGCCTCCTTCATCGACCGCATCCTTCGGCTCCGCGAGGAGATCGACGGACTGCAGCAGGACGTGAAGGAGATTTACGCCGAGGCTCGTTCGATGGGCTTCGATAAGACCGCTATGGGCGCGCTCGTCTCCGAGCTGCGCAAGGCGAGCAAGGACGCGTCGAAGGCTCAGGAAGCCGCCGCGATCCTCGACCTGTACCGCGAGGCCTACCACCGCGCTGCCTCGCATACGCATGCACGTGAGGCTGCGTGATGAGCTTCGTCTATTTCGTCCACGCCCCGTCTGTAAACCTCGTCAAGATCGGACGCTCGGTTGATCCCGAGCGCCGTTTTAGCGAGCTGCGCCTGCTTTCCCCGGTTGATTTGAAGGTGATCGGCGTCGTCAACGGCGGTTCGTTGGTCGAGGCGCAATTTCATCGGCAGTTCGACCATTTGCACAGTCACGGTGAGTGGTTCCACGCCACCAAGGAACTGATGCACTTCGCGTGGTGGGAAAGCCTTAAACACCTTTGGGAGGCTGCCCCCGACGAATGGCGCGAGCGTGCTCACGACGTGCTGTATCCCGATGTGGCGGTCATGGACCGGGGCGCCGCCTGATGGCCGACCTCGCCAACCAGATCCGGCTCATCGTGGCCGGTATCGTCCAGGGTAGTGCCCTGGCGCGAGAAGCCGGGGCGATGGTGGGCCTGGAGAGGGCTGCCACCGTCTCGGCGCCTCATTCGGCAGCTCGCTCATGAGCGCCGCCGTCCGTCTCCCAAAGGCTGATCTGGTGATCCAGTCCGAGGTCGATCCCTCGGATGTCATCACGGCCTCTGTCACCGCTTACGGCCGACACATGCGGATCAGCCTGTTCCGCGACATGCGCCTGGGCCTCGGGATGAACCTCAAGCGCTCGCAGATCACGGCTCTGATTGAGGGCCTTTCCGATCTGCACGCGAACATGCCGCCGGAGGCGTGAATGACTGGCTTCCGCACCTTTGAGACTGGCCGTGTGAGCTTCGGCAACAATCGCCCAAAGGCGCCGCTCGTCGATATCGCCTTGGTGCGCGGGGCGCATCTGAAGGCCGCCGCCCAGCCGAAAAGCCCGATCAAGTCGCCCGCTCCGAAGCCTCGGACGGAGCCGAAGATAGGCGAGAAGGGCTTCATCCCTCCGAAGCCCGTTCGCCCGGAGGACTTTGAGGATCAGAAGGCGTTCCCGATGAAGCGCCTGACGGCGATCGTATCCGCCGTGACGGGCGTTTCCGTCCTGGAGATCTGCTCGCATCGGCGCCTCGCTCAGCAGGTCAAGGCGCGGCAGATCCTCTTTTGGGTCTCTAAGAATTACACCCTCCTGAGCCTGCCGCAGATCAGCTATCGGGTCGGCAAGCGCGATCATTCCACCGCGCTTTTCGGGATACGCAAAGTGCAGAAGATCTTTGATCGACTGAATGTCGCCAAGCCCACCTGTCCGATTGCGGCGGCCGAGCTTCTGTGGGCCGCCGATTGGGCGGAGGTATCGCAATGATCCCTTCGCCATCACTTTCCATTCTCTTTGCGATCAGCCGGGTTGCAGCCCGGACGCTCGCTCACATGCGGACGGTCGTGGACCTTGCAGGGTCTGTACGCACGCCCGCTTTCTCGAACCGCGCATTCATGGTCCAGCCCGGTCCATGCGCGGTGACCGTAGTCACGTCGCGTTACCCCCTTCCTGTCGAGTCCGGCCATCTGCGACTCCTCCGTGTCGACGAGCAATCGACCACGACGGAGTTCCTACGTGCCGGAAAATCTTTCTCAGAACTCGGAAAAGCGTCGGCCAATGGCAGCCCTCGTTGAAGCCGCGATGCTGCTTCGGCAGCTCGCTGAGCCCGCCGTGCCTGGCGAGAGCATGAAGGCCGCGATCAATCGCGCGGCACGTCGGGCCGGCATTCCCGCCGGTCTCGGCAAGAGGCTTTGGTACGGCGAGGCTCGCCGCATCGACGCCGACACCATGGACCAACTTCGCGAGCGCGCCGCTCGTGACACCGACTCCCTCGGGAAGGCCCACGATGCCAGACAGACACTTCTACAAAGACTTGCCGCCTGCGAAGCGGCCTTGGGCCTACAGGACGCGGACGCGGCTCGCCCGGTGGGTGATGCTTCGTGCCGACCGCCTCGCGTTGCTCATCGCTCCCTGGCTGGGCGGTCCTGATGCCTAACGCGTCCGGCTGGATCACCGCCAGCGATGTCGTCCGGATGCGCGAGCTTCGCGAATTGGACTTCACCAACACGCAGATCGCGCGGCTGACAGGATGCGGTCGCCATGCGGTCTATCGACATCTGGGCCGGTCGAAGCGCCCGGATGCCCCGACAGACGAACAGCGCCTTCGGCGCGCTCGCCTGAAAGATCGGGCGCATCGGTATTCGGCCTTCGTCGAGAAGGCGGCCCGCTTCGGTGCGCCGCTCCTCGTCCCACCCTCGCCATTCTAACCCTCACAGCACGAGGCCCCATGCCTACGGCCGACGTCCTTCGACAGATCAAGGCAGCCAAGCGCTGGGCGAGGAAGCCGAGCGTGCCGGGCACTTTCGCCCAGCGCGCCGAGGCTGACGTCGTTCGCCTGCTGCTGCCCGTGCCGGTCTCCGTCAACGCCATCTATGAGCGTCACCCTGGAGGCGGTGTTCGTCTGTCGAAGGCTTACAGCGCCTGGCTGTCCGAGGCCGGCTGGCGGCTGACGATGCAGCGCCCTGGTCGCGTCTCCGGCCGGTATGAACTGACCCTTCGCATGCCTGTAGAGAGCGGCCTCGATCTCGACAACGCGATCAAGGCGACCTCGGATTTGCTGCAGCTTCACGGCGTCGTGCGCAACGACCGTCTGGCCTCTCGGATCGTGCTGGAGTGGCAGTCTGAGCAGCCCGTCGCGATGGTCGAGGTGATCCCCTTCATCAGCAAAGAGGTGGCGGCATGAGCATGCATTCCCCGCAGCAGCAGATCTTCGGCCTGCTCACCCCTGGATTGATGCCTCCAGACGACGCCGTACAGGCTCGTCGGCTCGCCGCATCCGTGCCCGGTATGGCGCATTGGGCCGAGACAGGCCCCGACGGCCGGACCTGTCGCGAGTGCATTCACTGGGGCAGTGGCAAGCGATTCCGTCGCGAGGAAGGGCAGCTCTGCCCCCGCCGCTTCCGGCAGTTCAGCCGCTTGATGCAGGGCGCCGAAGGTCCAGGCGTCCCGCATGGGCAAGCGTCCTGCCGCCATTTCTCGCTGCGCGATCCCGCACCCAGCATCGCACCGCGTCCGCGCAAGAAGGCAGAGCAACTGGCGGGCGATGGTGGCGATGAATGAAGCCGCCATCCGATCCGACACAGCCGGGAGCCGCTGGCTTGTTCTTCCGCACGGAGAGTCTGTCTCCTATCGGCTGGCAGCAAGAGCACGCAGCCCGAGCCCGTCTTGAGCGCTGGTGCTTTGGGTGCGGACAGAGCGCCTGCTACGGCTTCGGCGTCAGCCTGAAGGACGACGGCGTGTGGAGCTGTGCCGAGGCTGACTGCATGGCTGAGGCTGAGACGAAGGCCCGCGAGCGCGACTGCCCGTCTCCTCCCGCCAAGCCCAGCAACGCTGAAGACAACCTCGACTTGTTTGGGAGAGCCGCATGAGCGTGGTTAACCTTAACTCTGAGCGTGAGCGGCGCGAGACCGAGGCATGGGATGCCTACGTGGCGGCTCGCAACCTCGCCGATCGGACGCATCAGATCGAAGACGGTCGGCGCGCAGCGCGGGCTTGGTGCGCCTTCCTTGAACTCTATCAGACCCCGGCTCAGAACGAGTTCATGGGTGCCACCGTCACGACGTTCGGGCGGCGCGCATGAGCACGGGCGCGCCGCAGGATCAGGTTGAGCGTCCTCAGGCCCTTGGCGCGGAGGCATCGCTGCTTGGGGCGATCCTACACAACCCGGCCGCGATCGACGGCGTGCGCCACATCGTCGAGCCGTCTGACTTCTACAGCGAGATCAACGGCTGGCTGTACGAGGCCATGTGCGCCCGCCGAGATGCCGGCGAGCATGTCGATTTCCGGCTTCTGACGACGATCCTCGGCAACCGTGATCTCGGCGGCGAAACGGTCGGTAAGTACCTCGGCCGGCTCGCGACGGAAGCCACGACGGTCATTAACGCCCCGTCCTACGCCAAGGCGGTTCGCGAAGCCTCGCGCATGCGCCGTCTGTTTGAAACCGCGATTGCGGCTCAGGCTGCCATGACCACAGGCGGCGTCGCTGACCCGGCCGGGTACGCCGCGCAGATGATTGAGGATCTGGACGAGATCGCGACTGCGGCGATGCCGGATCACATGCGCCGCGTCGCCATCGGCCGAAGCGCCCTCGGCGTGATTGAGCGTGTGCAGGAAGCCCGCGCCGGCCGGGTCAAGCTCGGAGCCCCGTATGGCCTGCCAAAACTGGATCACGCTACGCTGGGCATGCGTGAGAACCAGCTCATCATCCTCGCCGGACGCCCCGGCATGGGCAAGACGACCGCCGGGATCCATTTTGGACTCTCGTCGGCGCGCGCCGGCTTCGGGGTCTGCTTCATCTCATTGGAGATGGACGCCAACGAGCTGTCGGAGCGTGCGCTGGCAGCGTGCGCCTACGATCCACGCGCCAACGAGTATCTAACCTACCGCGCCATCGCGCAGGGGCGAGACGTTAGCGACCGAGGCCTTCAGCGGCTTGTCGATGCGCAGCGCCTTTTGGACACGCTTCCTTTCGAGATTGAGCAGCAGCCTGGGCTGACTGTCGCGCAGATCGCCGCCCGCGTGCGCCAGTACCGGATGCGCCTAGAGCGCCAAGGGAATTTCCTTGGCCTAATCGTGGTCGATCACATCGGGCTCATCAAGGCTTCCAAGCGCTACTCCGGAAACCGAGTCCAAGAGCTGACCGAGATCACGGGCTCGCTCAAGGGGATGGCGAAGGAATTCGGCGTGCCCGTGCTCGCTCTGTCGCAGCTCAACAGGGCAGTGGAGAACCGAGACGATAAACGCCCGAAGCTGGCTGATCTGCGCGACAGTGGTTCGGTCGAGCAGGACGCGGATGTCGTGATCGCGCTGTTCCGGGAAGCCTACTACCTCGAACATATCCCGGAGCGGACGCCCGAGGAAGAAGACCGGCTGGATCGCGTTGGCAACATTCTTGAGGTCGAGATCCTGAAGCAGCGTGGCGGTCCGACTGATCGCATGGAGTGCTTCTGCGACATCGCTTGCAACGTCTTGGCGGAGATCGCGTCATGAAGGGCGAGTTCTACAAGATGGATTTTCGCGCCTGGGATCACGGCACGGTTGATCTGAGCCTTGAGCAGGAAGCGGCGTACCTGCGGCTCTGCCATGCGATGTACGGCGTAGGCGGCCCGGTTCCGAACAGCCCGCGGTTCCTGATGGGTATCTTCCGGTGCGGCAACGTAAAGGCCGCGTCGCTTGTCCGGCAACTTATTGAGGCGCGCAAGATCGCTGTCACAGCGGACGGACGGCTGTTTAATCACCGGGTTTCTGAGGAGCTTCAGGCCCGCGAAAAGGTCGCCGCTGTGCGCCGTGAGGCGGGACAAAAAGGGGGTAGTGCACCCCGAGTGACCCCCGAGTGCACCCCGAGTGACCCCCGAGTGCACCCCGAGTGGATGTCAAGTGACGCTCGACTGAATGCGTCTAAGTCATTGAAAAACAACAACACTGATAAAGCAAATGCTTCGACGCCGCGAAGCAGAGAAGAGAAGAGAAGAGAAGAACCCCCTAAAGCCCCCACAGGGGGCCTTGATAGGTTCGAGGAATTTCGTTCGGCCTACCCAAAAAGGAACACGGCATTCCCGACGACCGCAGCGCGTAAGCGTTGGAACGAGGCTATCCGAAAAGGCGCCGATCCGGCGGCCATCATCGTCGGTGCCAGGGCCTATGCGGTTGAGCAGACGCGCATTAGCAAGGTCGGCACCGAGTACGTCAAAACCGCGGACGTTTGGCTCAATCAGCAGCGCTGGCGGGATTTCTCAGAGCGGCCTGCACTGGCAGAGCCCCGCTCGCCGGATGCCCCTGACCCATACCTTGCAAGCCTGAGCGATGACCGCTGGCGAACCGAAGTCAGTCGATGGCGGGATCGTGTCGGCTACTGGCCGTTGAAGGCACGCACTCCGCCGCCGGACGATCCGCGCACGGCTGTCCCAAAGCACATCCTCGCCGAGATGAACCTCCTTCCGGACCGCGCGAGGGCAGCATGACGATCCCTGACCGTCTTCAAGCTCTCTCTCACCTGAGAGAAGCGGAAGCCAAAGCGAAATCCACTCAGACGGATGAGGTGAGAGCGTGACCCCGCAGGAGCGAAACGCCCGCGCCTACTGCCTCTCCATAGGGGCGAACCCGGATGAACTTGTCTGGGGCCCGGCCAACGATTTCTCCCGGCCGAAAGCCCGCATCCAGGCCCCTCGCTGGCACTGGTACGTCGGCGCCAAGATCCAGCAACAGCACGCAGCGGAGTAGACTGATGGGCGCCCGACTGTTCGGCAAGCACCTCGGCTCAAAGCCGGACAACGACAACCAGCCGAAGGCCAAGGCCAAGGCCAACGAGATCCCGCTTGAGCACGACGAGCGCCGCACGGCGCCTGTGATCGAGAAGGAGGTCGGCAAGGGCTGGTATTGCCTCATCACCGTGCCGCAGGGCGAGTACCGCTGCCAGGACGCTCTCAGCGAGGCCGGCGTTCCCAGCTACGTCCCGACAGAGACGTACTGGGAGCGGCGTCGGAAAGGCAGGGACCTTTGCTTGACCGAACTGCAGCGGCCGATGTTCCGTGGCTACGTGTTCGCTCATCTCCCGCATCCCGAGTGGCGAACCGATGCGGCCGGTGTGGAGTACCCCGTTCTTCCGGACGCCTGGGGTCCGACGATCAAGCCGCGCCATCAGCCATCATCCCCGGCCGGGGTGCTGTCCTGTCTCGGCAACAACGGCTACCCCGTCCCCATGCCGATCCGCTACATCGCCGCTGACGGCAAGCCCGGCGGCATCGCTCCCATGGCAGACGAGGAGCGGGAAGGTTGGTTCGACGAGCGCAAGCGGCAGAGCCTGATAGCCTTCCGGGAGGCGCGGACTGCCGAAGCCCTGCGTCTGGCCTCGTTACCGGCCGTCGCTAAGGGGGACCGCATCCAAATCACTGAAGGCCCGTTCGCAGGCGCCACCGGTACGGCGGACAACGACAACGACGGGCGAGGGCGGTTTCGTATCCTGACGTCGGTGTTCGGCGGTATGGCACTGATGGAGGTGTCGCTGGAGGCGGTCGAGAACCTAGATCGGCCGATGCGAGCAGCCCCGATTGCGCTTCGTCGCGCCTAACTGCATTTTGGCTCAGGAGGCACAAATGGCGCGCACGACACTAAGCAAAGAGGTTGATGAGCTTTTGAAGCCGGCGTTTAAGGCGCTCAAGCGCAACGCCATGGATGCCATACGGCAGACTCAAGAGGAGATGCGCAAGGTACTGAAAGTCCGGTACGATACTTCTGATGACGTTTGCCTGCCGAGCTTGCCCGCACCTCGGTTGCAATTGCGGTGGGAGCAACTGAGTGATTGGTCGGCTGTCTGCCATTACGAGATGGTTTTTCCGCTCGCACAACATGACGTTCGCAATGACCCTGGGTCCAATCATGGGGTCGTTGAACTCGGCCGCACCAATGTGAACGGCGAACGTCGCAACTGGGAGACGTGCGACCTTGCGAACGCGGTCCCATACCGTGACGGCGTGCATATGGATATCGACGCCGCGGTCTTCGGCGGCATGCCGGCATATGTCATCGCTCCGGACGGAAGATCCGCTCTCGTCACTCCGAATGAGAATGCTACCGCGCGCGGCAAGGAACTGATCCGGTCAGCATCCAGCTAACAGTCATAGACAACGCCTATCAATGCTTGACATTGCGATAGGTGCTTCTATAATCCGCGGCACGACGTTGTGTGGGGTAAAGGGCAGTGCCCTCCACGCTCTGGGCCATGAGGGGATACCCCGCCGCCCTCGGTCGCGTGCTCGTAGCGCTCCCTCATGGAGCCGCTTGACGGGCCACCGGTCGTATTGCCCCCAAATTCCGCCCTTGAGCGCCCAGCGCTCGGGCAATCAGTTCGACGTGTGAATGCGGGGAGGCCAATCCAGGGCCAGGAACCGCTTCTAGACAGTCGGTTAAACGGCCGCGGAAATCCGCGTAGGCGGCCACCCACAGATCTTAGATCAGGGCCGATTACGGTCACGTCGAAGCCTTCAGCCGGTAGCCTCTCATGCCCGAGACCATCCCGGCCGACATCGCTGCGGCAATCGACATTTTCCATTTGCGAGCCCTGAGAGAGGGCAAGCTTGGAATTGGCACCCAAGCCTCATCCGAGGCCGCGAACGCCGCCAGTGAAGCCCGTAAGCGATTGGAGAGGGCAATCAGCGCTCACCTCCGCGGGCATGCTGAGTTGAGGGCCGCGTTGGAAGCGATCGAGGCCGGTCGTTGAACGAAGACGATCTCTGCGACGTCCGGTTGGACCGCGACCCCGACGACCTCCTCCCCGATGATTGGGACGAGGTCGTTGATGGAGAGATCGAGCTACCCGGCATTCGGCGCCGGGTGATGGCTGAAGCCGCGGAGATCATCTGATGCCCGCCAAGCCCTTCAACTCAGGCGGATGGCGCACAACGGGCCGTACTCGTGTCCGGACAGGTTGGTTTGGCTTCGCTGTCGTTGAGGCCGAGCGGGAGTACATGGACGGCAGGAAAGTTTGGGCGCGCCTGCCGGGGCATAAGATTTTGTCCGAGGTCGCCGAGCACGCCTGATGGAAGCCTGGATGCTTGAGCATCCTGCGCTGTCCGGCTTCGCTCTCGGCGCTGTGATCGCTTCGGCTGGGCTGGTGTGTGCTCTGATTGCCATCCTCGCTGAGACCGCAGGGTTCTGACAATGCCGAACCCTGACGCCGTCCTGACCTGGCTCCTCCTACCGAGCCACTTCTCCGCAGCCTGGGGTTGCGCGGGCTTTGATCTCATGCCGGGAGCGAAGGCATGAGCCTCGTCACGATCGTCCTGATCTTGCTGATCCTTGGCGCTTTCGGCGGCGGCATCTACGGCGGCCCTGGTTATGGCGGCTATGGGTCAGGCTACGGCTTCGGCATCGGTGGCCTGCTCGTCGTCGTATTGGCGATCCTGCTGCTCACAGGCCGGCTCTGATGCACCCCACCGACACGCTCATCTCCCTCAGCCATGCCCGCATTGCCCGTGCTGCTGCTGCAGGTCCTCGCCGAGCCACACAGCCCACGCTCCTGACCGATCGCCAGCATCTGGCCCGCATCGCTCAGTCTGATCCCATCGCTGTCCGCCACAGCGTCGGCGCCGCCATCCTCCGTCTCAACACCCTCGCCCGTGCTGACGGCTTCCTCGCCCAGCGCATCGACCAATTGTAGGCCGGCAGGAGCCATCCATGACGCAGGACGCTCACAAGATCGCCCTCAGCCGCCTCTGCGCCAATGTCGCCGAGCAGCACGCCAAGGGCCTCGACCTTCTCGCGGAAGCCAATTCCGCCCCTGACATGGGCACGGTCAAGGAGAAGCTGGCTGCTGCCATGCCGCTCCTGTCCGATCTTCGCACCTCCATGGACGCCATCGTCCAGACCGCGACCGTCATGGCGACGGGTGAGATGCCCGTAGCAGCCGCAGAGACGGCCGCTGAGACAGATCCGGCTCCTGCCGCGCCTTCCCCTTCGGCCGAGACCGCCGCTGCCGCTCCTGCCTCGTCCAGCGACATGCCGGCTTCGACCGAGAGCACGGGCGACTACGTCCCGGCTGATGGCGATGCCTCGACCGAGGACTCGGCCGCCACGAAGCGGAAGCGCTAAGCCAATCTCAGGGAGAGAAGACCATGACCGAAGAGAAGCCCGGCACTGGCGCCATCGACAGCCCGCTCAACCCGGCTGCCCCGCATAACGTGTCCGAGACCGCTACCAGCGACCCGACTGGCAAGATGGCTGGCGGCCTCGTGAACAACATGGGTGACGGCGCCATGAGCACGGCCGCCCCGGGCGATGCCCCCGATCCGATGCTGCAGTCCGAAGCCGGACCCCCGATCACGGAAGACGCTCCTGAAGCGCATGAGACCGTGACCGAGAAGAGGGCCGCGGCCAAGGGCGACAAGGCCTAAGCGAGGCCGCTTGAAATCATTCAAGAGCAATCAAGATGGCCCACGGTGGTAAGCGCACGGGCGCTGGCCGTAAGCCAGGCTCCACGACGCAGAAGACCCGAGAGATCGCGGACAAGGCGATCAACGAAGGCATGTCCCCTTTGGAGGTCATGCTGACGGCGATGCGCAAGCACGCTGAGATGGGAGAGTGGAAGGACGCGGCTTCCTTCGCCAAGGACGCTGCGCCTTACGTCCACCCCCGTCTAGCCGCGATTGAGCACAAGGGTCCCGATGACGGCCCTATCCGTATCATCATCAACGGCACGGACGCCCAGCTTTAGCCTCACCGACAAGCAGGACGCGGCCAATCGCATCCTCGCGAGCCAAGCGCGGCATATCCTGCTTCGTGGCGGATCTCGGTCAGGCAAGACATTCCTGATTTGCCGGGCTCTCATCATCCGAGGGCTGAAGGCGCCGGGTTCGACGCACGCGGTTCTGAGGCAGCGGTTCAACCACCTGAAGCACTCGGTTATTTTCGACACCGTGCCGAAGGTAGCCGCGCTCTGCTACCCAGGCCTCAAGCTCCACCTCGACAAGACCGATTGGTTCCACGAGCTGCCGAATGGCTCGCGGATCATCTACGGCGGGCTGGACGACAAGGAACGTGCCGACAAGATCCTCGGCCAGGAGCACTCGTCGATCTTTTTGAATGAGGCGAGCCAGATCAGCTACTCGGCCCGGAACAAGGCCGTCACGCGATTGGCTCAGACATCGGGGTTGGCGCTCAAGGAGTACGTTGACTGCAACCCGCCGAGCGTCAGCCACTGGACGTACCGGCTGTGGTTTCAGAAGATTGAGCCCACGGGCGGCGAGGCGCTGGCGGATCCTGACAGTTACGCATCGGTGCAGATGAACCCCGGCGATAACCTCGCCAACCTGCCCGACACGTATCTTGCTCAGCTTCAAGCGTTGCCGGAGAAGGATCGGAAGCGCTTCCTCTACGGCGAATTTCTGGCTCAGGTCGACGGCGCGCTTTGGACGCTGGACCTGATCGACAAGAAGCGCGAGGCGCGCTGGAGGACCGAGGAAGAGCGACAGGCGCTGATTGAGCGCATGCAACGGATCGTGGTCAGCATCGACCCGTCTGGCTGCTCCGGCCCGGAGGATGAGCGGTCCGACGAGGTCGGCATCGTCGTCAACGGCTTGGACTACAACGGTCAGGGGTATGTCCTTGACGACCTGACAGGGCGCTTCTCGCCGGAAGGCTGGGCGCGTGTCGCGGTCAACGCATTCACGAACTGGCGTGCAGACCACATCGTCGCCGAGCAGAACTACGGCGGCGCGATGGTCGAGAGCACCATTCGCACGGCCAGCCAATACGCACCCGTAAAGCTCGTCCACGCCTCACGAGGCAAGAAGGTCAGAGCTGAGCCGGTTGCGGCGCTCTACGAACAAGGCAGGGTCACGCACGTCGGCGCCTTCCCGGACATGGAGGAGCAGATGTGCAACTTCTCCACCGCCGGCTACCAAGGCAGCCGTTCGCCCGACCGGGCAGATGCGAGTGTATGGGGCCTCACCGAGTTGATGGTCGACCACGTCTCAATGGTCGAACTCTACGCAAGGCTTGCGGGCGAATGACATGGCAGACACGCCCGCGCCTGCAAAGCGCCGTATAAGGGTGCAGGCAGGCTCACAGCCGACCTTCACCGCCGACACCTACCAGAACGTCGTCGCCCGGCTCGGCGTCGGCACTGCGAACATCCATTCCGGCAGCACCTACGGCTACAACCCGATCTCCCGCAACCGCATGTTGCTGGACTTCATGTATCGGGGCTCGTGGATCGTCGGCAAGGTCGTGGACGTCGTCGCGGAGGACATGACCCGAGCCGGGGTCAAGATCACCTCGACACTCGACCCGAAGCAGATCGACGCGATCCATGACGGTGCCCGAAATTGGGGCATCTGGGATCAGTTCGCGGACGGCATCAAGTGGTCTCGCCTCTACGGTGGTGCGATCCTCGTCATCCTGATCGACGGCCAGAACCCGTCGACCAAGCTCAACCTCAACACCATCGGCAAGGGCCAGTTTCGCGGGTTGCTCCCGCTTGATCGCTGGATGATCCAGCCGTCCTTCACCGAGACCGTCACGGAACTCGGCCCAAATCTCGGCAAGCCGCTATTCTACGACGTCACGGCGAACGCTCCCGCCTTCCAGGGCGAGCGCATCCACCATAGCCGGGTGATCCGGCTGGAGGGCGTGAAGCTCCCCTACTGGCAGAGCCAGACGGAGCAATTCTGGGGCATGTCGGTCGTGGAGCGGCTGTACGATCGCCTCGTCGCGTTCGACAGCACCACCACGGGCGCCGCGCAGCTCGTCTACAAGGCCTATCTCAGGACCTACAAGGTCAAGGGGCTCCGCGAGATCCTGGGCGGACCTGCCGCCGCTCAGAAAGGCCTGATGGCCCAGATCGACGCCATGCGCGCCTACCAGTCCGCCGAGGGCATGACCCTCATGGACGCGGAAGACGAGATGGAGGCTCTGACCTACCAGTTTGGGGGTCTGTCCGATCTTCTGGCTCGGTTTGAGGAGCAGATCGCGGGCGCGGCTGATATCCCGCTCGTGCGCATGTTCGGTCAATCGCCGGCAGGCTTCTCGACTGGTGATGCAGATCTTCGCACCTACTACGACGGGATCAATAGCCAGCAGAATGCGCGCATTCGCGGCGGGACCAAGCGGGTCTATGAGCTGCTGTGCCGTTCGGAGTTGGGCATTCGGGTCCCAGACGGCTTCGGCATCGAGTTCGAGCCTCTATGGCAGCTCTCCGCGAAGGAGAAGGCCGAGGTCGGCGAAATCAACACCCGCACGATCCTCTCTGCCGAGGCACAGGGCACTACCAGCCACGCAACGACGCTCAAGGAACTCAAGGGGCAATCCGAAGAGACCGGCGTATGGACGAACATCACGGACGAAGAGATCACGGAGGCTGAGAACGAGCCGCCGCCTCCGAACGAGACCGACCTCGTGAACCCGCCTGGCCCTGAGGAAACCAATGCAGGCCTCGCCCCGACGCGACTACCGCCTAAGGACGAACGGCTGCCCGACGTGCCTCCGATCCAGTAGCTTCACGGCAGATCGGTTTGAGGGCGTCGACATCAAGTCGGCGTTCATTCGCGCAAAGAAGCTGGAACGCACTTATGCCGCCCAGCTTCGCAAGATTGCCGGGCACATCGGCGATATCGTCAACGGGTTCAACATCCAGGACCTTCCTGGCGCTCAGATGCTCCAGGCGGTCATGGCGCGCTACTCGGCCACGCTGACGCCTTGGGCTGAAGCGGTCTCGCGGCGGATGGTGACGGAGGTCGCGGCCCGAGACGAGCGGGCTTGGGTGCGGGTCTCGCAACAGATGGGGCAGGCGCTCAAGCGGGAGATTGCCACCGCACCGACAGGTGAGGCAATGCGCTCCGCGATGGCCTCTCAGGTGAAGCTCATCACGTCGCTGCCGACTGATGCAGGTCAGCGCGTGCATGACCTCGTGATCGCCGGCATCAGCGAAGGCCGCAGAGCAGACGCCATTGCTGAGGAGATCGCTCGCACGGGCGAGGTCACGAAGAGCCGGGCAACGTTGATTGCGCGGACCGAGGTTAGCCGCACGGCAACTGAGCTGACAAAGGCGCGGGCCGAGCACATTGGGTCCACGCATTTCATCTGGCGCACGGCCGGCGATAGCGACGTCCGCCCGAGCCACAAGAAGCTGAACGGGCAGACGTTCCGCTGGGACGAGCCTCCCGAGTGTGACCCGGGGCACCACGCTTTGCCAGGCGGTATCTGGAACTGCCGGTGCTACCCGGAGCCGATCATTCCGGAGGCGTAATGCCCCACGCCTTCCTTGACCTTCTCGCCGAGCCCCCACGGCTCACATTCGCGACCCCCGTCGCGCTCACCAGCAAGCGCGAACGCACCACACAGGGCTACCTCTGGATCTATGATGTCGCCATCGCGCGAACCGGTCCTCAGGATTACCGGGCCAATGAGGTCCCGGTTGAGCCTGGCCCGATGGGCTATGTGGTCGTAGAACGCGAGCCGGAAGACGTCTTCGACCCAGCAACCCTCGCCTCGTTCGAGGGGGTTCCGATCACCAACGATCACCCGACCGTCATGGTCGGGCCTGAGAATTACCGGGAGCACCTCGTCGGCGTCATCCGCAACGTGCGGCGGGGCGAGGGGCGGCAATCCCACCTCATGCTGGCAGACGCGCTGATCTACTGCGCGGACGCCATCGCCGACATTGAGAGCGGCAAGCGACAGGTCTCAGCCGGATATGAGGCCAACTACGTTCGGCTTGAGGCTGGGCGTGGGAAACAGACGAACATCATCGGCAACCATCTAGCCATTGTCGACCGGGGCCGCTGCGGGCCGGTCTGCGCCTTCGGCGACAAGGAGAGCGAACCTATGACGACCACCGCCCCCGTCACCCCGAGCCGTGTTCCCGCCGTGCGCGCCAAGGCCATGGATCGCAAGACCCGTTGCTTTGATCGCGCCTTCAAGGCTTTCCGCGACAACGATCCGGAGGCCTTCGTCGAGGAGATCCAGGAGGCGATCGAGACGGCCGTGGAAGAGGCCACCGAGAACGCCCCCGACCAGATGGAGACCATCAAGCAGGCGGTCGCCGAGGCCATCGCTCCGATCATGGAGACGATGGACGGCCTGCGCGGTCGGATGGACGCCTTCGACGCCAAGTTCAAGGACGAGGACAAGGACGACGAAGACGACAAGGACAAGAAGAAGACCGAGGACGAAGAGATGGATCCGACGCTCGGCGAGGAAGAGCCGACCGTCGAGAGCCCGATTGAGCCGGAGCTTGTCACCGACGCGGCCTTCCGCGACACCGCGGCTCGTGCCGAGATCCTGTCCCCCGGCCTGCGCATGGCGACCGCCGACAGCCTGACAGACGACAAGGCGCGCGGCGCGGCCATCACCGCGCACAAGCGTGCCGCTCTGAAGAACTACTACCGCGATCACGCCGAGATGGCCCCCGTGCTGCTCGGCATGAAGACCGCGCCCGACTTCGGCGCCATGGCTCCGGCCGCCGTCCACCTCGCCTTCATGGGAGCCTCTGAGGTCGCGAAGGCCCAGAACAACAGCCGCGTCACGAAGCGCATTCTCGTGAGCGACGCGCAGCCGGCCGCCCGCATGACCGCAGCCGAGCGCAACGAAGCCAATCGCGCGTTCTGGGCAAAGCACAGCGCCTAACCCCATCCGCCTCAACGCCCGCCGTGATGGCGCGCTAGGCCCTCAGAAGGAACCTTTCACATGGTCGCTTACACCTACCGCCTGCCGGCCGGCATTCCTGGCACCGTGCATCGCATCGAGTCCGCGACGATCGAGCCGAACGAGATCGATCCGACGACGCCGCCCACCGTCTACGGTGCGGCTGTGAAGCTCGTCGCCGGTCGCATCCAGCCGCTCGCCTCGGGTGACGCTGGCACGCTCATGTATGGCATCAGCGTCCGCGACTTCCCCGGTGTGGCGAGCCAGGACCCGCTCGGCACCTCGACCCCGCCGACCCGCGGCAGCATCAGCGTGCTCAAGCGCGGCTACATCAACGTGCTGCTCGGCGGCGCGACTGCGGCCACCAAGGGCGGCGCCGTCTACGTGCGCGTCGCGGCTGCCGCCGCTGGCAAGCCGATCGGTGGGTTTGAGGCCGCCGCCGACAGCACCAACACTTACGCGCTGCCGGGCGCGTACTTCATGGGTCCGGCTGACGCCTACGGCAACACCGAGATCGCCTACAACATCTGAGTTCAGGGAGACGCGCCGCTTAGCGCGCAGCCCTTCGCCCTTAAAGCCACTTGGGCAGTGGCCTTGGCCCGCAGCGACTGCGCGCCCGTCCCCCTGATGGAGCCTTAAATGCACACCTTCGACCAGTACACGATCGACTCGACCGGCAACTTCCTCATCGGCCAGCTCGAAAAGCTGGACCCGAAGCTGAACAAGCCGCTGATGACCTTCACGTGGTCGCGCGACATCGACCTGCGCGAGGACATCACGATCGCGAACGACACGGCGTCGTTCCTGCTCGCGGGCTATGCCGAGACCGGCGGCATGTCGCCGAACGGCATCTCCTGGATCAGCCAGGGCACCGACTCCATCTCCGGGGTCGCGGTCGACGTGGGTAAGACCCCGCAGCCGCTGCACCTCTGGGGTAAGGAGCTGAAGTGGACCGTCGTCGATCTGGCGAAGTCCCAGGCTCTCGGTGAGGGCATCGACGTCACCTACTACGACGTGATGCAGAAGGCCTACAATCAGAACGTCGACCAGGTGGTCTACACCGGCGACACCCTGAAGGGCTTCACCGGGCTGTGCAACAGCTCCTACGTGTCGAACGTCGCCAATGTCCCGACTGCCGGCAGCACCAGCCCGACCAGCAACACCACCTCCACCAAGTGGGCGGACAAGACGCCGGTCGCGATCCTCGCCGACGTGAATGAGACCCTGAACTCGGCGTGGCAGGCCTCTGCGTGGTCGGTGTTCCCGAACCGGCTGCTGCTCCCGCCGGGCTCCATGTCGTACCTGACCTCGACCATCATCTCGGTCAACGGCCAGGCTGGCGGCATGTCGCTGCTGCGCTTCATTCGCGAGAACAACATCGCCAATGAGCAGGGCCAGGACCTCCAGATCCTCCCGCTGAAGTGGCTCAACGGCCGCGGCACGGGCGGCACGGCGGGCGATGCGACCACGGTCAACCGCATGGTCGCCTACCACAAGTCCCCTGACTACGTCCGCTACCCGCTGACCGATCTCCAGCGCACCCCGCTGGAGTACCGCTCCATCTACCAGGCCGTGACCTACTACGGCCGCCTCGGTCAGATGGAGTTCATCTACCCCGAGACGTTCGCCTACCGCGACGGGATCTAAGCCGATGGCTACCTTGCACGTCGTCAAGCCGTTCAATCTGCTTCTCAACCACGAGGAGCAGGTTGCGGCTGGAGTGGACAAGCCGATGCTGAACTTCGGCGCCGGCCGTCACGATGACGTGCATCCGGTCATCGCGGGCCACCCCTACGTGAAGCTGCATCTCGGCGACGAGAAGGCCGCCGCAGGGGCCGTCAAGCCCGTGACGGGTAATCCCCTCGCGGTCGACCTCGATGCCGCTGTGCGGCGCGCTGAAGCCGCGGAGAGGGGATTGGAGGCGGAGCGTGCTGCCCATGCCAAGACGCGAGCCAAGCTGGAGGCGGTTGGCGGCGCGGACGACGATGAGGCGGACGCCCCGTCGGGGCTCTATACGATCCGGCGCAAGGGGCGCGGCCTGTTCGCCGTGTTCCGCGGGGAGGAGCAGCTTACCGACCCGATGCCCAAGGTTGAGGCCGAGGCGCGTCGGCAGTCGGAACAGCAAGCGGACGATCTCGCCAAGCAAGGCCGATGACCGTCACGCTCGCCAGTTTCCGTCAGGCCTTCCCGGAGTTCACTCCTGAGAAATACCCGGACGGCACCGTCACCTATAATCTGGGCCTCTCGTCGCGGCTGCTGGACGCGGTGCGGTGGGGCGAGCTTTATGATGACGGCATCCTGTTCCTGACGGCGCACAATCTGGCGCTCACGGCACCTGCCGGCGCAGTGGGCGGCATCGGCGGAGGTGCTGTCGGCATCGGTGTTCCGACCGGCATCGTATCCAGCAAATCGGTCGGCCCGATCTCCAAGTCCATCGACACGTCGGTCGGTCTTCAGGACGGAGCGGGGCTTTACGGCGCCACGAGCTACGGCCGCCGCTACTATCAGCTTCTGACCATGTTCGGCGCTGGCGGGATCCAGCTCTGATGCCTGTCACCAAGACCGTTGACCGCACGAACCAGATCTTTGCCGCCGCCAACGCCTTGACGAAGCTCAAGGCCTACGTCGGCATCCCGGCTGAGGCCTCCCCTCGCCAGCCAGACGGTGCGCTTGAGGATCAGCCTCCCTCAAATGCCGTTATCGGCTACCTGATGGAGAACGGTGCTCCGGAGCGCAACCTTCCGGCCCGGCCTCACCTCCTGCCGGGCATTGAGGCGGCCATGCCGCAGATCACGCCCCGGCTTGAGGCTTTGGGCAAGGCGGCCCTCTTGGGCGATCTCTCGGCAATCCAGAAGGGTCTCACGGCGGTCGGCATCATCGGTGAGAACGCCGTCAAGGCCCAGATCACGGATGGCACCTTCGCTCCATTGTCCGAGCGCACGCTGAAAGCTCGGAAGGCGAGGGGACGGACGGGAACGAAGCCCCTCATTGACACCGGGCAGTATCGCCGGGCGATCACCCACGTGGTGAAGTGATGGCCCTTCTCAACGTCTGCGACGTCATCGACGATCCGGACTTCTGGTCGGACGCCATTCTGATCCAGGCCATCGTCACGGTGAGCCAAGTCGGGATCGCCCAGGCTTCTCAGTCAGGGGCGGCGTTCACGGGCGTCATCTGGCCCGGCAACGGTCTCGGCCTCGTTCAATCGGGAGAAGGGGATTGGGTGGAGGGCGATCTGATGATCGTCACCCGCTACCCGCTCGACACCGGCAAGCGCGAGATCGCGGCGGACGGCGTCATCTTCGGCGGCCTGCCCTACACGATCACCAACGCGCAAGCATGGCCCTTCGGGGACGGCTTCACGCAGGCCGTTTGCAAGCTAGCGACGATCAATCCGAGCCTGACGGGGCAGCAATCCAGTGGCGGCTTCCTCGGCTCCTAATAACAACACGAGCGCGACCGGCGGCCCGCTCGGGCCCACCTCGACGCCTCCGGCCGATGACCTCGACCTCGACACCATCATCGGCACGCTGATCGCGGGCGTGACAGGGCTGCCGGGCGACATGATCCGCCCGCGCTGGCAAGAGACGCAGCCACGGGTTCCCGACGTCACGGAGACCTGGGTTGCAGTCGGCGTCACCGCCACGATGGGCGACGACACACCTGCCCAGATCCACCACGGCGAGAGCGACGGCTACACCATACTGCGCACGTTCTACCGCTTGGACGTGCTGGCGAGCTTCTACGGCCCCAAGGGCGACGCCTACGCCAAGCTGACCCGGGACAGCTTCTACATCGGCCAGAACCGCGAGGCGATGCGGGCTGCCGGCCTGAACCTCGTGGACTTCGACACCATCCGGCGCGTGCCGGAGATCCGGGCCACTCGGACGCTGCGCCGTTCGGATCTGCCCTTCCGGCTGACCCAGACGATTGAGCGCCGGTACGAGATCCGGAACGTGCTCCAGGCTGACGGCACCATCCAAGCGACTGGCGGCACGCCCGCTGGTCCCAAGCAGATCAACACCCCTTTCGCGTCGCCGCTGCCGCCGGCCTGACGCTGCGCTTCTGCGCCCCAACCCACCGAAGCACCAACCAGGGACGCCGGACTGCGGCGGATCGCAATGGCTACTGGCCTGAACGTCGCCGATTTCGTTTCCGTCTCGGTCACAATCTCCCCCAAGGCCGCGCAGTACCGAAATTTCGGCGCTGGCCTGATCCTCGGCTCGACCTCCGGTGTGATCGACACCGCCGAGCGTCTGCGGCTCTACACGTCGCTCGACGGCGTGACGCAGGACTTCGGCACCACCGCGCCGGAGTACCTTGCCGCCAAGGACTACTTCAGCCAGTCGCCGCAGCCGGCCGTGCTCTACGTCGGGCGGTGGGCTCAGACGGCGACGCGTGGGCACGTTCGCGGCGCTTCATTGTCGCCAGCTCAGCAGCTCCTGTCCAACTTCACGAGCGTCACCACCGGCTCCCTCAGCATCATGGTTGATGGAACTGCGCGCAACCTGACCGGGATCAACCTGTCCGGTGCGCTGAACCTGAACAATGTCGCTTCCATCATCCAGACTGCGTTAGCCGCCGTCGCCCCAGGCGCGGTGGTGAAGTACGATGGTGTGTACAACCGATTTGATGTCGCGTCCGGTACCACGGGCCCGACATCGACGGTCAGCTATGCCACCACAGCACCGAGCGGCACCGACCTCGGCCCGCTGCTGCACCTGACCAGCGCTGATGCGTCTGCCCCAGTGGCCGGCATGGCGGCTGAGAGCCTTGTTTCCGCGGTCTCGACCCTCGCCAACCAGTCCGGGGCTTGGTACTCGCTCCAAGTCGCTACCTCGACCCCGCCGGCCGATGCTGATCATCTCGCCGTCGCCGCCCTGATCGAGGGCCTGAGCACGTCGCAGAGCCGCATCTACGGCGCGACGCTCCAGAACGCCAACGTCCTCGACAGCACGACCAGCGCGGATCTGGCCTCGCAGTTCAAGACCGGCAACTTCAGCCGCACGTTCTCGCAGTTCTCGCGCAACGACCCGTATGCGGCCGAGAGCCTGTTCGGTCGGTTCGCCACGGTCGATTACGAGGGCAGCAACACCACGATCACGGGCGCCTACAAGCAGGAGCCGGGCGTTGCCGCCGAAGTGCTGACTGAAAGTCAGTTCGGGCAGATCAAGGCGAAGAACACCAACGTGTTCGTGTCCGTTCAGAACGGCACCAACATCATCTTCCCCGCAGTCATGGCGAACGGGGACTACATCGACGAGCGCATCGGCGCGGACTGGCTCCAGAACCGCATCCAGACCGACTGCTACAATTTGCTCTACACCACTGCCACGAAGGTCCCGCAGACCGACGCGGGCATGAGCCTCATCAAGACGGTGATCGCCAACGCCTGCACGGTCGCGGTCAACAACGGCTTCATCGCGCCCGGCACTTGGCTCGGCCCCAGCGTCGGCACGCTGCGCACCTTCGATGTGCTGACGAGCGGCTTCTACATCTTCGCCCCGCCGGTTTCGACCCAGTCGCAGGCCGACCGCGCCGCCCGCAAGTCCGTGCCGTTCCAGGTCTGCTGCAAGCTGGCCGGCGCCGTCCACCTCATCTCCATCAGCGTCCTCCTGGACCGCTAAGCCCGAGGACCCGAACCCATGGCCGCGCCCGTCGCATATTCGTTCGCCGATATCGTGTGCTCGCTCACCGGCCCTGGCGGCTCGGTCATCCTGTCGGAGGGTGGCCTCGCCGACGAGGGCATCACCATCGCCATGACGGACGACAAGACCTCCATGGTGACGGGAGCGGACGGCTACGGCATGCACTCGCTGCACGCGACCAAGTCGGGTCGCGTCACGGTGCGCCTTCTGAAGAACAGCCCGCTCAATCGGATCCTGATGGATTTGTACAACTACCAGCAGACGGCGAGCGCCTACACCGGCCAGAACGTCCTGACGCTGTCCAACCCCCAGTGGGGCGACGACTATCAGTGCCAAGCCGGCGCATTCGTGAAGCTGCCCGACAACGTGAACGCCAAGGATGGCGGCACGATGGAGTGGCCGATGAACTTCATCTACATCGACGCGAAGCTCGGCGACGGCAATCTGGCTCTGTGAGGCTGATCCGTGTCTGAGTTCACGATCAAAGGCGTCACCTACCGCTCCGGCAAGATGGTGGGCCGCACGCAGATCCACGTCCTGCGCCGCGCCGCTCCGATCATCGAGCCGCTGTTCCGAAGCATCTCGTCCGGTTTCACGCCCGAAGTGGCCGGGATGGTCATTCAGGGTCTCGGCACCCTGGAAGACGAAAAGCTGGACTACATCCTTGATCGGGCCCTTGCTGTTGTCCAGAAAAAGGAGGGCACGGGCTGGCCCTCGCTCATGTCGAGCGATGGCACGCGCATCATGTTCGAGGATGTGCGCAACGATGGCGGCCTCCAGCTCGCGATCTGTGCCAACGTTCTCTACGTCAACTACTACCCGCTTTTTCTCGACGCCCCGTCTCTTTTCAACGGCGGGGCCAGCTTCCCGCAGTAGACCTCGTGTCTATGCCGGACGAAGAGGAATGGTACTTGGCCCCGATCCCGTTGGGCTACTACAGCTACCCCGACCTTCTGAACGGCGCCATTCACATCGAAGACATCGCGGAAATCAACGACGCGATGCGGGTCGAGTCCGAGAACCGCTGGCGGCTCAATGAGGCGATGAAGCCCAATGGCGGATAACGTCCTAGCTTCCTTCATGGTCGCGCTCGGGTTCAACGTGAACCAGAGTTCGCTGGGCGCTGCCAAGAAGTCGGTTTCCGATTACGAGCGCGCCGTCCGCGAGGCCGAGAAGCGCATCGAGGACGCCCGCTGGGCTGGGGCGAAGACAGAGGAAGAGGTCGCCAAGCTCACGCGCGAACTGAACCTCAAGCTCGCTCGCGAGGGGTTGGAGCGCGCCAAGGAGACCGAAAAGCGCGAGCAGGAAGCCGCCAAGCGTCGCAAGGAGCACGCGGCTTCCTTCGTGTCCGGCATGGAGCGGATGGCGATTGCCGCAACGGCTGCGGCTACAGCCATCGGCTACGCGGTGGCCAAGGTCGCCGGCTCGTTCGACAACCTGTACTTTCAGGCGCAGCGCAGCGGCACGTCCGTTCAGAGCCTTAAGGCGCTGCAGTACGCCTTCTCACAGACCGGCGGTTCGGCACAGCAGGCGTCGGCCGCGGTCGATAGCTTCACGACAGCGCTGCGCAACAACCCGGGCCTGCGCCAGTTCGTCAAAGATCTCGGCGTCGATAACAAGCTTCAGGGCGTCGACAAGCTCCTCGCCACTGTCGAGGCCTTGAACCGCGAGCCCTACGAGGTTGCCGTCCAGCACGCCGAGATGCTGGGCATCAGCGAGCAGGACTATAACCTTCTGCGCCGCCAGATGGAGGCGGTGAAGCAGTATCGCGCCGAGTACGACGCGACGGCGAAGCGGATCGGGCTCAACTCGGACGAAGCCGCTCGGGCCGCGGCCGCCTTTCAGCGCACGCTGACGCGGCTGCAGGCTACGGCCTCGGCGCTCGGTGAGAAGCTGCTTATCCAGCTTGCGCCCGCCTTGGAGCGCATTGCCAAGGGGTTCAACGACTGGATCGAGGCCAACCCCGACAAGCTTGAACGGATCCTGCAGTCGATCTCGAACGCCATCGTCTGGCTGACCGAGAAGATCACCGGCATGGTCCAGTGGTTCGCGGGCAGCGACGGCGAAGCGTTTATGAAGCGCTGGGACGCTTTCTCGGAACGCATCAAATCCATCGCCCACGCATTTGAGGTGATCTTCGGGCTTCTCCAGAAGATCGCCCGCGTCACGCACCTCTCGACGATCCTGGGCGGATACGACAAGGTCATCAACGGCATCCTCGCAGGGCCTGCCGCGTTTGAGCGCGCGAATGGGGGCCCAGGCGTTGGTGGAGGTACGCCCGGCTCCGTTCAGGACGATCGCAACTGGTGGCAGCGCCGCGCGCCCCGCTGGGCCGGCGGTCGCGATGCTCCGTCCCCACAAGGGGGCGTTCCACCTGGAAGCTCTGCCGGCAACCTGACGGCGCTCTACGAGGCGGAAGCGAAGCGGGCGGGGATTGACCCCCGCATCCTCCACGGCATCCGTGCCGGCGAGTCGCTTCACTCGGACAAGTACGACGTCAAGAGCGACGCGCAGGAAGACAGCTACGGTCCGTTCCAGCTCAACCGCCGTGGCGGGCTGGGGCAGGAGTTTGAGAAAGAGACCGGGCTCGATCTGCACGATCCCAAGACCATCCCCGCGCAGGTTCGGTGGGCCGCGGAGCACATCAAGAAGCGGCTCGCGAGAGACCCGAACTACAACCCCGGCAGTGAGTGGTACGGCTACAAGGGCCTTCGGAACGCCGATCCGAGCTGGGGTGACAGCGGCTACAAACCGAGCCAAGTTGGCGGGAACGTGGACCCTGTTAATGGGGTCGGCGGCCTAGAGCAGAGCCAAGGGGGCGCTACTCGCAACCAAGCCATCACCGACGCCCTGCAACGCCAAATCGTGGCCGCTGCGACCGCGGCTGGGGTCAACGCCGAGGTCTATTCAGGCGGCCAGGACGAGAGTGGCCCGCATCGGACCGGCAGCCATCGCCACGACCACGGCAACGCGGCCGATCTGAAGCTCTATACCCTCGGGGCAGACGGGAAGCGCCGCTACCTTGACATGACCAACGACGCCGACCGCGTCGTGATGGAGAAATTCATCAAGGAGAGCGTCAAGGCAGGCGCGAACGGCGTCGGCGCGGCCATCGACTACATGGGCGCCAACGGCATCCACGTCGGCGGCGGCTCGCCATCCGCTTGGGGTGCCGGCGGTTCATCGGCCAATGCGCCGGATTGGGTCAAGCGGGCACACGAAGAGGGGATGGCGGCTCGCAATCGGCCTTCAGCCCCGAACGTGGACCCGCAGGCCGCCCTCCGGCCGGCAGCCCCGATGGGCGCAGCCGGGGTAACGAACAACTCGACCAGCCGAGCGGTCAATCAGAACATCGTCAACAACGTGACTGTTCAGGGGAGCAACAACCCGCGGGAGCACGGGCGCATCATGGAAAGCTCGCTGTCACGCGTGCATGGCCTCGCACTGGCGAATGCGCAATCCGCGGTCGCCTAGGCACCGCAGACGTGAGGGCGGGGAAGTGGTTTCCCCGTCCTCATCTTGGCATAAAGGCTATCGACGGCCGACCCGATCGACGCCCTCGGGGTTAGCCTGCACTCGGCCTCGACGTAGGCGTTGACGTTGCATTCGCTGGGGTAGCTGTCGAACGCTCCGTGCTCGATAACGTAGCTCCGGACGCTGGAGCGGATCTCCGGCAGAATGTCGACGATATCGCCGGTCGGGTCTGACTTCGGGTTGACGTAGACCTTGCAGGGGATCTGTCGGTAGCCGTTGAAGGTGGCGGCTGTGACCTCCTGCGCTGCGACCGGGGTAGCGAACGCGGTCAGGACGAGAAGGGCGGTCGCAAAGCGCATCAGGGCCTCCGTCACCGGACGAACTTGGGAGGGGAGGCCACGTCGCGCACCATCTCGTCGTTGCGCATCGAGACCTCAAGGTACTGCTCAAGGATCTGGTAGTACGCCTTGGAATTGGTCTTTCCCGCTGCGCCCTTGAGGGCGTACCGTTTCGCGGCGTCGCTGGCCTGAGGCCAGAGCAGCGTCAGGGTGTCGTAGCTGTTCTGCTCCAGTCGAAGACAGAAGGCACGGCCACGCGGATCCTGATCCGTGGCACAGACCGCGTCGACATCGTACTGAGGGATCTCGATGCCGCCCGTCGCCACCGGCTGAGCAAGTGCGGATGTGCAGAGGCCGGCGGCAAGAAGGGCGATGGTCGCGCGCATCCCATCAAAATGGTGGCGGGTGCGGTCTCCGTCTACGGGAACGGAACTGGAACTGACGGCTCGGCCTTCCGCGCGCGATTGCTGAGTGCTACCGATACTGGATGCCATCGCTTTCCCGCCATTCTGACCGGCGCTCCGCTGAGGAGTTGGTCGAGGAGCTGCGCGAGGAGGCAGAGGAGCTGGCCCGAGACCTAAAGGGCATCCCGGCGCAAGAGACGGTCCACGGCGAAGCCGCTCAGACCCTTGAGGAATACGGCGCCGCTCTGAGCCAGATCGCGGCCGGCGTTGATGACCCAAAAGCTATCGCGACCCAGGCCCTGGCGCTTTCCAAGCCACTGCGGCCCATCGGGCAGGGCGCCGACCCGCTGCGCGACTTGCTGAAGCCGCGACGAACCTGACGCAACCGGCCGGGGAGGGCGGTGCATGTCCCTTCTCGGTGAAATCTCCTACGCGCTGATCCAGCCCAGCGCCCGCGCCATCGGCCAGATCTATGCCGATGTGACGGTCGAAGAGGTCCACCGGGACGAAGTCATCATCACCCAGCACCCGATTGAGGGCGGCGGGGTGATCACGGACCACGCCTACAAGCGGCCGGCCGAACTGGAAATCCGCTGCGGGTTCTCAAACTCCAGCGCCGGCTATGTCGGTTATGTGCAGGAGCAGTACCGCGCGCTGCTGGCTTTGCAGCTCGCTCGGCAGCCCTTCACGGTCTACACCGGCAAGCGCCGATACCGGAACATGCTCATCCGCGGCATCTCGGTCGCGACCGATGGGCACTCCGAAAACATCCTCATGGCGTCGGTCGCCCTGCAGGAGGTCATCCTCGTCTCGACCCAGACGACGCGTTCGGGGCAAGGCGGTAGCACCGGGAACGGAAGCGGAAACGGGGACAGCAGCACGGCATCCCCTGGAGCCAACGCCAACCAAGCAAGCCCGGCCTCGACTGGGAGTGTGACGAATAGCGGTTCCGTAGAGGCGACCGGTGTTGGCTCCCAAGCGTTTGCGGGATCGTTCAATCCGGGTTCTTACAGCCCTGATGGCGGCTCGGTTGGGAACGGCAGCTTCGGGCTAAACACGCCGGGCGCAGACCTGACGCCTCAAACACCGCAGCTCAGCGGCATCAGCCCGCCGGCCTCTGTTACGTTGCCCGAGATCAGCGTCGCGCCGACGATCGGCGGCCTCCAAGCTGCTGGGCCGGATCAGTACAACATGTTTGGCGGCGGCCCTTGAGTACGATCACCGAGATCCCACTCACGCCGTCTCAGGCGTGCGTCTTCACGATCACGCTCGCGGGCGTGCTCTACAACATGCGCCTGACCTACAATGTCGCGCAAGATGGGTGCTGGATCCTCGACATCGGCGATGCCAATCAAGTACCGCTCGTGGCCGGTATCCCGCTGGTCTCTGGCGTCGATCTGCTGGCGCAATACGCCTATCTGAGCTTCGGCGGCTCTCTCGTCGTGACGACGGATCGCGGGGCAGGCGAAGTGCCGACCTTCGATGGCTTAGGCGCCACGGCGCATCTCTATTTCATCGCAGACTGACCCCCGATGGGTGAGCAATACCTGCGCAACGTCCGCGTCGAGATCGCGGGCGGCAAGACCTTCGACTACGACGGCGAGGCCAATGGCGGCCAAGGGCTGCGCATCCGCTTCGATGTCCGACAGAAGGATGTCTCGACCCCGAACGTCGCGGTCATCAGCATCACGAACCTGAAGGACGCCTCGACGCAGTCGGCCTTCTTTACCGGCAAGCAGATCAAGGTCTCGGTCGGCTACGGCCAGAACCTGCAGGGCATATTCCAGGGCCAGATACGACAGGCGAGGAACCTGCGGGAGGACGTGACCGACAAGGTTTTGGTCATCATCGCGACGGACAGCGGAGATGCCCGCAACTTCGCGGTGGTGAACAAGTCCTTGGCCTCCGGCCACACCCACATGGACAGGGCGCAGGCCGCGATTGACGCTTTGAAATCCTTAGGGGTGCAGCAGGGCTACATCGACACGGCCGCCCTATCCAAGATCAAGTTCCCCCGGGGCGCCGCGCTGTTCGGCAACGCGAAGGATCTCCTCCGGCAGATCTGCGCGGCGACCGGCACCTCGTGGTCGATCCAGAACGGCAAGGTGCAGATCCTCGGCAACGACAAGGCGCTGCCGGGCGGTACGATCGTCCTGAATGGCAAGACCGGCCTTGTCGGGCTTCCCGTTCAGACGATCCAGGGCATTGAGGGCCAGTGCCTGTGCAACCCGCAGATCAAGGTCGGAAGCCTCGTCCAAATCGATCAGAAGAGCATCCAGCAGGCCGCGATCAATCCGAGCTATACGGGTGAGGCCCAGAACGCTCTGCTGCCAGAGATCGCGACGGACGGCATCTACAAGATCTACGTCGTCGATCACATCGGCGACACGCGCGGCAATGATTTCTTCACGGCCTTCGTCGGTATCAAGAAGGGCTCGCTGCCCACGCCCGCGCTGAAGACGCGCCTCATCGCCATGCCGAACGAGTGAAGACGTACGATGGCTGATCACGCGCTCGATATCCGCGAACGCTTTGAAGACCTGACCGAGGTTCTTGAGACTGTAGTCGATGGCGTCCTGTCTCGGCTTCCGAAGGCGGGCCCGGTCATGTTGGCCGAGGACAGCAAGGACGGTCACACCGCGAAGCTACAGCCAACCACCAAGGCGGTGATCCGCAAGGTGGATGGCACCACGCAGGAAGTGACGCTTCCGGTCATCCCCGACGTGCCGGTCCACTTCATGGGCGGTGGCGGGATCACCACTACGTTCGGGCTTAAGGCAGGCAACGAGGGCTTCAGCGTCCCGGCCGCCCTCGGGATCGACGGATGGCACCAGAACGGCGGCGTGCAGTCGCCCGGCGACACCCGACAGCATTCCCTGTGGGATGCGGTCTTCGTCCCTGGCGTCCGGTCTGACCCCAACAAGCTCAAGGGCGTCTCGCCGAACTCGACGCAGACCCGCACAGACGACAAGAAATCGCTGCACGACATCAGCCATACGGCGATCACCACAATCCGTGAGTTCGCGGTGCAGCAGGTCAACGGCGCGGCGATCCAGTCCGAACTGAAGGGCTCTCGGCACGTGGTCGATGCTAAGACGATCCAGCACATCGCCTCCAAGATCCTGATTAACTGCTGATGGCTGGTGGCTTCGTACCCTTCGGGCAAAATCTTCAGCTTCAGGGCGGGGCCCCGCTGGTGAGGGCGGCCACTTTCTTCGTCGAAAAGCTGGGCATCACCAAGCGGCTCGACGGCGGCCCCGGCCTCCAAGGGCTGATGGCCCAGGTGCTGAAGGACGGCAACCTGTCGTCGATCATGCAGAACCCGATGGCAGCCCTGACGCAGGGCATTCAAGGGCAACTCGGCGGGTTGGTCGCACAACTGCAGGGTATGGCCGGCGGTGGGCCTGCCGGGCTGATCTCCGCGCTCACTGGAGCGTCTGGTCTCGGCAACGCGCTCGGTGCGCTTCAAGCAGCCGGCGATAACCTCGCGGGCCTGACCAACGGTGCCTCCGGCTTCTTCTCCATGCTCGGGCATGCGGCCACAGTCGATATGGCCGGCGCGGGCCTGCCGATCTCGGCGGCGATGGAGGCGGTGACGGCCCCGCTCACGCAGGCGGGCTTTCTCGGAAATCTCGGCGGGATCCTGCCTCAGGTCGTGTCCCAAGTCGTCGGCGGCACGATGGCCCCTGACGCAGCGACGAACTTCGTTCTCGGGCAGATCGCCAGCATCGGGAGCATGACTGCGGGCTCGGCTGGCGCGCTCGCCTACGGAGCGCAGATGCACCCGCTGATCGCCACGGTGTCGAGCGTCGCGGGGGCTCTGGCTATCCCGCCGACCTTCGATGCCGATGGATATCGTCAGGAAGGGGTCGCCACAGCCTTTCAGGGCGTTCTGTCATCCATCGTGCAGGCGGCGCCCGCGGCAGCCATAGCGGCCTCTCTAGCGGCCCAAATCGCCCACACCGCACATGCGGCGGTTGATACGGCCGCGATGACCTCTCTTGGAGACGACTGATGCAGAATTTGCCGCCCGATATAACCCAGGCTCTATATCGGTTCGCATGCGCGGCAAGAGCAGCGGAAGTCCTTCGTGTCAGCGGCGCTCATGACGTAGAGGGCACTAAAGCGCGCTGTGACGCGGACGCCACCGAGCGGAAGCGTCGTAAGTCTCTGAAAGCCGCCATCCTCAAACATCTTCGTGACGGTGAGTTCGTCCAAGAAGGCGATGGCGCCTGATGCGCGTACGGAAGGTCGATGCGCAGGGCGATATGGTTTTCGGCGGCGACCAAGCCTCCATTTGGCGCGACGTGCCGGAGGCGGTCGGCGTGCTCGTCGAAGCCCGGATGAACCTCTGGCAGGAGCAGTGGTACTTGGATCGCACAGAGGGCACGCCCTACGAGCAACAGGTGCTCGGCAAGCGCACCGAGGGCCTTCGCGATCCGGCTCTGCAGGCGCGCATCCTCGACACCCCCGGCGTCGTCGAAATCGAGGACTACAGCAGCGTCCTTGATCGCCAGACCCGCGGCCTGACTGTTTCGGCCACGATCCAGACCGTCTACTCGCGAGCCTACCTCGCGGGACAGGGCGCCAATACCGCCAACATCACCGTCAAGGTCGAGAACGGTCGCTAATGGGCGCTACCCCTGTCTGCCAGATCACAGCTGCCGGCTGTGTCCGCCCGACCTTCGCGGACTGCTTGGCCTACGTGCAGGCGTCCTATCGGGCAATCTACGGGCAGGATCTGAACCTAGACCCGGCGACGCAGGACGGGCAATTGATGGTTCTGCTCGCCAACGCGATCCACGACGCGAACGGCGAGACGCTTGCGGCCTACAACTCGTTCTCGCCCTCAACGGCGCAGGGCACAGGACTGGACCGCAACGTCAAGCTGAACGGCATCCGCCGGAAGCGGGCCAGCTACTCGACGGCGCCGCTCTTGGTCGTCGGGCAAGCGGGCATCACGATCACGAACGGCATCGTCACGGATGCGGCCGGCAACCAGTGGGCGCTGCCCGCCATTGTGTTGATCCCGGACGCCGGGCAGCTCACCGTCACCATCACCTGTCAGACCATCGGCGCGGTCGCCTTGTCGGCCGGGGCAATCGACACCGCAAATGGCAAAGGCTCTATCGCCACCGTGACCCGCGGCTGGCAGTCCGCGATCAACACGGCCGCAGCGTCAGTTGGGCAGCCCGTCGAGGGCGACAGCGCCCTTCGTCAGCGTCAAGCGATCTCGACCGCCATCCCGTCGCTGCGCCTTGCAGATGGCCTCAAGGGTGCGCTGGCCGCCATCTCTGGCGTCAACCGCCTTCAGGTCTTCGACAACAGCAAGGCTACCCGCGACGCGAACGGCATTCCAGGCCACACCGTCGCGGTTGTCGTGGACGGTGGAGATGCCGCGACCATCGCCTCGGTCATCGAACTGAAAAAGGGGCCTGGTGTCTCAACGTTCGGGACGACGGTTCAGACCGTGCAGCCGACAGATGCGACATCCATCCCGCAGAACGTCGCGTTCTTCTATCTGACGCAGGTTCCGGTGACGTATGCCGTCACAGTGCAAAATCTCGGCGGCTATACGGCCTCAATCGAGGGCATCTGGAAGGCGGCGCTCGTCGATTTTGTCAATGGTTTAGCGATTGGCGAGGACGTTGAGCGCGATCAAGCCTTTGCTGCAGCCAAGAACTGCGACGGCATCGGGTCAAAGACATTCAAGATCGTCTCGTTCGCGCAGGCCCGGGATGGCGCAACACCGAGCCAGACCGACGTGCCGATCGCTTTTTATGAGGCCGCCATGTGTTCTGCGGCCAGCATCGCCGTGACCGTCTTGCCCTTGGCGTCCTGACATGACGGTCTACAATGTCACGGCAGACAGCACGACCGTCACGATCGACGGCGCCTATCCGACCGCTGACTTCGACACTTTCGCCCTTGCGCCGCCCGTTACCAAGACGGCTGACGACTACCTCGACTTCGTCACGCCATGGCAGGCTAACCCCGCCAAGGCGCGCTTCCTCGCCACCATCAGGGCGAACGTCCAGCCGCAAGCCGACGCTCAGGCCTTCGTCGCGAGCCTGCCACAAGCCTTCGACATCGACGAAGCGATTGGCGCGCAGCTGGACGTGGACGGTCAGTGGGTCGGCCGCAACCGCTACGTCCCCATCCCTCTGCCGGACACGACCCTTGCCCTCGGCATCGTCAATCGTGGCCTTGGACAAGGGTACTGGCGCACCAACTACGACAGCACTAACGACATCTCGTCCCTACCGGATAACCTGTATCGGCCGCTGCTCTACGCCAAAATCCTCGCGAACGCGTGGGATGGTACCGGCCCAGCGGCGGTCCAGATCGTTCGGACCTATCTCTCGGATCCGGCAACCCTTGTCTTCCTGAACGACGGCGCACGCGCCATCGTCCCCTATGCGGGCGATGCCATCTTCTCGCTTGGGGTCCCCGGCGCGGGACTTGGGCAGGGGCGGTGGCTCCGCTGGATGGAGTACCCCGCGACCCCCGAGCGCGCGGGCATGTCGTATAGCATCTGCATCGCCGGCAAGCTGCCGTCGCGAACGGATCTCTACATTCTCGCGAATGACCTCCTGCCCGTGAAGGCGATGGGCGTGAACGCCCAGATCGTCGTCACCTCAACGGACGGTGCCGCGGTCTTCGGTCTCGGACTGAATAACTCGCAAATCAGCGGCCTTGGGACCGGCGCTTGGGGGCGCGACCCAGCGACCGTAGCCGCGACACTGCCCGCCTAAGCCTTTCAATTCCAACCTGTTCGCCCGTCGCTGAGCCGCGGCGCGCGAACCTGTGCGCGATAGGACCCGCTGAATGGCCACCAACGGCTTTCTGCCAAACTCGACCGGTGTCGGGGCCACTGTGCTCAGCGATGCGGCCTATGCTGCCAGCAGCTCGCTCGCACTCGGTGCCCAGGTCGGAGTGCTCCCGCCTGAGTACTACAACAAGGTCAATCGGCAGAGCACGGTCATCGCCTCGATGATCGGCCAGTTCATCGTTCTGCGTGCAGGGGTTGACGCCAACGACAGCCAGAGCATTTCAACGCTGGAAGCCAATTTCGAAGCCGCCTTGGCTGCTTACGTCAACACGATTGTCGGCAGCACACAGGGGCCTCCGCACAACATTGCGCCATTCTTCACCAACGGCTCCTACACTTGGACGTGCCCGACCGGCTTGACCCGCGTCTTCGCTCAGGTCTGGGGAGCGGGCGGCGGCGGCTCCGGTGGCGGCAACAGCGCCGGCTCCGGTGGCGGCTACAGTGCAGGTTGGTTCACCGTCACACCCGGCACCTCGTACACGATCATCGTAGGCGCCGGCGGCCCAGGCAATAGCGGAACCAGCACGGGCGGCAACGGTGGGACGTCGTCCTTCGCGTCGTTCTGTTCGGCCACGGGCGGTCTTGGCGGTTCTGCCGGCCCACAGACGGGCGGCAACGGCTCCGGTGGCCAGATTAACCTGCAGGGTGGTCGCGGCGAGGATATCGAGTCCGCCAACTACTACGCCATGGGTGGCATGGCCCCTTTCGGTGGCGTCGGCTTCTATCAAGGCGCGATGAGCCCCGGCGGCGGCGGCTCGGCGACTGCGGCGTCTGCAGTCATCGGCGCGAGCGGTTCCAATGGCGCGGACGGCGCCGTTCTCCTGAGCTTCTGAGGATAGCCCTGCATGTCGCGCTACGCTCATATCGTTGACGGTATCGTCGCCGAGATCATCACGCTTCCGGACGGCGTCACGCCTGGCAAGGATGTGCTGACCGAAGAGGTCGCCGCCGCTCTGGTCGCCGCGCAGTCCGACACCGTCGTGGGCATGACCTTTGATGGCAAGGCCTTTGGCCCCGTGCCGGCGATGCCTCTGCCGCCTGTTCCTGTCGTCATCTCCGATCGCCAGTTCGGTGAGGGCCTGTGGCACGACGGACTCATCACCTTCGATGAGTACATCGCATTCGTGGGCCCTGGCACGATCCCTCCCGCCCTTCTCAAGATCCTCGACACACTGGCCGATGACGACACCGGCCAGCCGACGCCGCGAAAGATCGCCATCGGCCTCGTGACCGGCGCCAAGGAATACCAGCGCACCAACCCGCTCGTCGACATCGTCCGCGACGCTCAAGGTTGGACGACGGAACAACTGGACGAGCACTGGCGCGCTTGGGCCGCGCTGTGATCGCTCTGCCGTCTAGAACAAGAACCGGAGTGCATTGATTATGGCGCAGCAGCCGGTCAACGTCGGCGTCGCGGCTAATACCGGGACAGGCGACGCGCCGCGGATTGCATTCACGAAGCTCAACGCGAACGACGCGGAGCTTTACGCGAACGTCGCATCCCTGCAGGCGATCCTGACGGCCAGCACCTTCCTGTCACGGGCGAGCAATCTCTCCGATTTGCCGTCCGCCGCAACCGCGCGAACGAACCTTGGGCTTGGGGGCGCCGCGGTTCTGAACGTGGGCACCGCGGCAGGTACGGTTGCGGCCGGCAACGACAGCCGCATCGTCGGAGCGCTTCAGTCCGCGAACAACCTCTCCGATCTTGCCAGCGCTTCAACCGCACGGTCCAATCTCGGCGCTGCCACGCGGGGGACTAACAGCGACATCACTTCGCTGACGGGTCTGACGACCCCACTGAGCGTCGGGCAGGGCGGAACGGGCGGAAACACTGCGGCAACGGCGCGATCTGGGATCGGGGCGGCGGCATCCGGTGCCAACACCGACATCACGTCCCTTTCTGGACCGGCGCTAGGCGCCGCGACCGCAACCACGCCGGCCGCGGGGGACAATTCGACCCGTGTTGCGACGACGGCTGCGCTTCAGACAGCCATTGCGGCGGTCACGGGCGGAGCGCCGTTCCCCGTCCGCCAGACGGTCGCCGCTGGCCCGACCTCTGGCGGCTTGCCGAGCTTCCTGCCCGCCACCTCCGGCAGCCTGTCCATCACGGCCACAGGCGTCTCCTCCACAGTTCCGCTGATTGTCACGGCCGCGCAGGGCTTCGGCTCATCGGGCCCGGTGAACGTCACCTGGACCTACACGTCCAACCCGACATGGACCGGGCTCGCGGCCTCGGCCACGAATTTTCTCTACGTCAACGCCTCCACGGGGGCGGCGGGGTTCTCAACCCTCGCGCCGATATATCAGGCCGGCGGCACTCCAAGCACGGCCAACGGCCAGTTCACCTTCGATACCGTGGCCATGATTGGCTACATGGGTAATGGCTCGACCGCCACGGCGACGCCGCTCGTCTTCGTGGGTGAGGTCGTCACCTCAGCGTCGGGCGTCACGTCCAGTATGGCATATGGCTATAATGGGTACTATGACAGCGGATATACCAATACGTTGGCCAGTGGCGCCGGCAAAAATCATAACATCGGCGTCATTCCTGAAATGACAAAATACGTTATCAAGAACCTTTCGTCGGATCAGGGGTATGCAGTTGGTCAGGTCATCGTCAACGGCGTGTCTACAGCCAACGGAAATTTCGGCATAATCCCGGTTTACACCAGCAGAACAGGAATGCTGATACCGGCCGTGACGAATTTCACCCTTCCTAATGCTACGTCCGGAGCGGTCGTATCCATCACAAATGCGAGTTGGGCCTATAAGTTTGTGGCGCAGCGGGGATGGTAATGCGCGCCGCCCTCGCTTTCCTCAGCCTAGTGCTCGCCGCTCCCGCCACGGCGCAGACCCTGAGCCCGCCCTTTACGGCGAGCGTCGTCGGCTCGGGGCAACCGGGCATCGCTGGATTACCCTTGTTCTTCTGGAACGGCTTTGGTGGCTCGACCTTCGACAGCGCCTCCACTCTGCGCGTGGATCGCGACGTTGAGACCACGTCCGGCGGCGGCAAGCCCTGGTACACCTACAAGGCCATCTGGGGCCTGACGACGACGTCCTACGTGTCCCCCGGCTTCGAGTGGGCGATCACGGGCGAGTTGAACAACCGGACCAGGAAGTCGGCCGAAGCGCAGAACGTCGCCGTGAACGGCACGGCGTGGAAGAACGCCACCGACAACGGTGAGGAGACCGGCACGACCTGGGCTGGGAACTTCAACTGCGTGGACAACACCGGGCAGGTTGATCCTACGACGTCGTGCGTGGGTGCCGAGGTGGACGTCGGCGGCGCGGTCGGCACAGATGCCAATCGGCAGCGGGTCATCATCCACGCGGCCGGCGGCGGCCAGCCCGGGAGCCATGTCGGCTACGGCGTCGTCGTCTCCCCGACGCAGGGCGTGACGATTGACCGGGCGTTCTCGACGGCGAATGTCGGCGGTCAGTTCGGGATCGGCCTTGATCTGGCTGGCGGCTCGTTCTCGGGCGCTGCGATCCTGATGGGCCCCGAACAGTGGCTAGGCCTCGACGGCAAGTCGGACGGCACCTTTGGGCGCTTCCTCGGCTTCCACGACGGCAAGATCACCTTCATGACGCCTTACGGGCCAACCTTTCGCATGGGCGACGACGGCGGCGTCTATCTCGGCCGCGTCATTGAGCAGATCCCGCATGTGCCGACCTCGGCCTCGTCGCCCTGCGAGACGGGCGAGCACGCTTGGAGCGAGGCCTATGAGTATCGCTGCATCGCGCCGAACCGCTGGCGCCGCGCCGCCCTGACCGACTGGTAGCAGCCCATGGCGATCACGGCTTCATCCCCCGACGCATTCTTCGACGGGGAGGATTTCGCTTGGGATTTCATCGTTACCAACGCGGACGGCTCTCCACTGGATCTGACCGGATCCCGCCTGTTCGCTCGGTTTGAGGACAAGTCTCAGACGGTGGTCGGCATCTGCGATACCGCGCTCTCCAATCAGTCGCTGGTGATCACCAATGCGACGGCGGGCGCCCTGTCGTTCCTGATCCCGAAAGCCGGCCGGGCTTGGTCGCCGCAGTTCCTCGGCCTGCTGCGGCTCGGCATCACCGAAGATGTCTACGGCGATCTCTATCGGTATGCAGACGGCATGGCGCATCCGCAGGGCATCTGCCGGATTGGGTTCACGGTGCTGCCGGGGACTGGCTCGTCATGAGCGGCGGCGTCTCGCTCCCCCGCTTCACCGTCACCGCCCGCCAGCGTCCCAATGTGGCCGTAGCTGCGCAGGGAAGGCCGGTGGTGGCGTCCGTGACGGTTCGAGGGCAACAGGGTGCCCAGGGCATTCAAGGCGCTCCTGGAGCCAATGGCTTCGCCAAGCGCTTCGGCACCATCGACTATACCGACACCGATGCCGGGACGCCGTTCATGCTCCCGGCTGGCGAGTGGGTTCGCCTGACTCGGAACCTGACGCCTTCGGCCGCCAACTTCAATCTGCCGTCCGGACCGTGGGCCAACTTCGCCTTCTGGGACAACGCGGCTGGCCTTCTGCGGGCCCGTGCGGTCGGTGACGTGCTGCTGTTCAAGTTCAGCTACACCGTCGTTCCGCAGCAGCGGGGCGGGGGCCTGCGGTTCTCGGTTCGCCCCGGCGACGACGTCAATTTCGAGTTCGGGCCGGATCCGATCGCTCTGACGGCCGATGCCGGCCAGATGCAGCCGGGATCCGAGACCTTCGCGGAGCAGTGCCGCACCCGCTTCGTGGCATCGGGCGCTGTGGTCTACGTCATGGCGACCAGTGGGGGCACGCTGATGGAGTTCAGCCCCGAGGTGACGCCTTTGGACTTCGCGTCATGACGTTGGCCATCGGGTTTCACGCCACGTCGGGCAGTATCGTCATCGCGGGGAACGGCGCCTTTCCGGCCCGGTCCCTCGTGGCGACAGTCTCGACCGTCTTGCCGGACACGATCCAGATCAACGATCTCGGCGGCCGCGGTGAGCAGTCGGTCGCCTGGGCCGAGCTGACGAACCTTGACGGCACCTACACGCCGGCCAGCATGGCGGATGCGCTGGCTTACCTGCAAGGCGAGTTCGCGAAGTGTACGCCAGTCCGACCGATCCCCGCGTCCTATCCGCTGTCTGAGGTCGCGAGCTTCGCCGTCAGTCACGGCCTCTCCTACGCGCCGAGCACGACAATCGTCGACCCTGATGGCGCCGAGGTGGACACCGACGTCGTTCACGCGCCGGGCCTGACGACCCTGACCTTCGCCCAGCCCTTCACCGGCACTCTCTACCTGGGATAGCCCATGACCCGGAAAATCGGCAACGGCCTTGATCTCCAGAACCAGCGCATCCAGAACGTCGGCACCGGCTCTCAGCCGACCGATGCCGTCAACCTCGCGCAGCTTCAGAGCGCGCTGGCGGGCCTGTCGTGGCATGGGGCGGCTCGCGCTGCCTCGACCGGCAACGTCATCATCGCATCGCCTGGCGCGTCCATTGATGGCGTCACGCTGGCGGTCGGCAACCGCGTCCTGCTGAAGAACCAGACCACGGCGTCGGAGAACGGTATCTACGTCTGGAATGGCGCCTCGTCCGCCCTGACGCGGGCCGCTGATGGCACGGCCGGCAATCTCAACGCAGGCGCGGCCTTCTACGTGGACGAGGGCACGGTCAACGCCGACACCGCCTACACGATCACCACGGACGACCCGATCACGGTCGGCACGACGGCCATCGCCTTTGCCAAGTTCGGGGCCGGCATCGCCTACACGGCCGGGACGGGCCTCACCCTGACCGGAACACAGTTCGCCGTCGATACGACGGTTATCGCCCGCAAGTTCGCGACGAACGTCGGGGACGGCTCCTCGACCACGATCACGGTCTCTCACAACCTCGGCACGCTCGATGTCGTGGCGCAGCTCTATCTGGTGAGCACCGGAGAGACGATTGAGACCGACACCGTTCGGTCCAGCACCAGCGCCGTCGCCTTCACATTCGCGACCGCCCCCGCGGCTGGCGCCATGCGTGCGGTCATCACCGGCTAGGCGATGCCCCGCAAGCAATACGGCAGGGCGGCGGCTGCTGCCAATGATCTGATGACCCGGGCGGACGTTCTGGCACTCGCTGGGCGGCACGCCAAGTTCACCGGCACGCTGACGACGGCGCTGACAATCAGCCTCGGAGCGACGCAGACCGTGACGCTTGCCGTCTCGCCCGTGGTGGCCGGTGACAGCCTTGCAGCCGGGGAGGACATCTCCGTTCAGCCGACAGCGGCAATCCCGGGCGGGATCAACCTCGCTTGGTGGTATGTGTCGGCGACGAACCAAGTCGCCTTGGGCTTCACGTCGTCGGCGCTGATCAGCCTGCCGTCTCCGTCGATCCCATTTCGGGTGACGGTGCATCGGTAGGCCTAGGCTTTTACTGAATACGGGAAGCTCAGCCGCTCGTAGGCGACCTTGACCCCTCCATCCCGAAGCGGCTCAACGGAGCGGACGCGAACTTTCACTTCCGTCTTGCCGTCGTGGATGGTGCCCCTGGCATCAATCGGCGTCGCGCGAAGCTTGTCTGCGGTTGCGCCAGCGCGCACGTGAACAAGGATATCGTCATCCTTCTGAGCCGTAACGGTCCAGTCACCTTCGTCGGCCGGGGTTAGCCTGATAGGAATGCCGTCGGGCGGCTCAAAGCTCACATCGAAATCGGCGAATTTCATCCTTCCCTCCTATGCCTTGGCAGGCTCTGCGAGGATGAAATCGACCGCCCGTGCAATCGTCTCACCCGCATCGTAGGAAATGTACTCGCCAGCGCCGTAGAACTCGGTGCCTTCCTCGGCAGCCTTTTTGACGGCATCCGAAGGCTCTCTCAGGGCCATGAGAACCGCACGGACGATGGCTTCTCGGCAGTCCAGCGAGAAGGGCGAGCCAGACTGATCATTGTAGGCGTCCTCTGCCGCCTCGCACAGGCGCTTGAAGTCGGGGGTCATGCGGGTCTCCATGCAATAGACAAAAGCGCGAAGGCGACAGCAGCAATCCCCGAAGGAACCGGATTAGCTAAGAACAGAGCAAAAAAGATATTCAAGACACTCGACGCTGTAAAAGCACTCCTCCAAACATGGTCGGGCATAATCTCTCCTCCACCCGTTCCGTGACCTTCGTGGGGTTAGGTCCCGGGCCAAATGCGTTCCTTGAATTCCCATAAGCTTGCAGGCCACGGACGCTCATCCCCGATCTGCCAGACTACAAACGGATCAGCAGTTCCGCCGCGCTCATAACGAACATTCACCACTTGCCATCCGGGCAGAAAAGCGATCCCAAGGTTTTTGCGTCGAGCCACGTAGCAGCCCTCTTTGGTCGGCGGCCCATCAACCTTCTCGGTGTGCATCACCTATCCTCCAGCCACTCCTCAACCTTCGCCGCGTCCAGCTTCATCGCCAGCATCAGCCTGAGCAGCATGGACACGCGGTTTACTCTGCCGCGACCGCCAGCCAAGCTGGCTTCCACGGCCCATACATCTTCGACCAAACTCCGTCCCGGCACCGCATCCCGTTCAGGGCCTCACGGGGCAACGTGCCTGGGATAGGCCAAGGAAGCCCGGTGATCTGAGCGTATCTCTCAGCCGCAGCCTTGACCTGCGCGTCGGGTAGTAATTCCCCGTGTGCCTTTAGTCGGCGTCCAATGTATCCCCAAGTCAGCAACGGCGTTTTCATCTCATAGGCCTGCTTGCCGAGAGCGAACCTCTTGGATGAGCGCTTCTCAGCTTCGCGCTTTTTCGCCTTGGCCTGCCGCCCTGAGATGAGAAGTCGCTTCATCGACATGCCGTGCAATCCCATATGATCGCCGGTTTCGATTAGCACTAGGTTGGACGGGTCGTTGTTGCCATGGTCGGCGTCCAGATGGTGGACGTCAAATCCCTCGCGAAGCTTAGCCTCCAGCCACGGCGCATCTCGCTCAGGATGCTTCGACAGCCACGCATGGTGATAAGCCGATAGCGCCACGGGTTACCTCCTCTTGCTCGGCGGTGAATGCGGTCCTTCCTCGCCTATAGCCTTCATCACCTCGCCCGGCGTGATGCCTTTCGCGAGCATGTATCGGGTCAAGACAACCACTGGAGCAGGTGGCTCCTTGCCAGGGCTGCACCAGTTCGTGACGGCCCGCAGCGACACGCCGAAGAACCGAGCCGCAGCGGCCTTCGTCAGATCCAGTTGGGACAGGGCCGCAGCGAAGTCTTTGGAACGCATGGCCGGTACCATATCCTCTTAGCGCCATAAAAGCACGCACATTCTGCGTCTGCGTACGATTTCGTAAAGCTCCTCCAGGAACCCCGCATGCATCGCATTTTCGCGGCGCTCGCCCTCGCCTGCGCCCTCTCCACTCCTGCCCATGCCGCAAGCGACGGCACCGAGCCCGATCCAGTGCTGACACCGGGGGCGGTGAGGACGACGGACCGGAACGAGATCGTGGGCGTGAACACCGCGACGGTCCGCAACGTCACGGGCGCCGAGAAGCTGGCCGTCTATCGCCGCTACGGGATGAAGGGACCGCACGAAGCGATCCCTGGCACCGACCACATGGCGCCGTTCGAGATTGACCACCGGGTCCCGCTCTGTGCCGGCGGTGCGAACGACATTACCAACCTCTGGGTCGAGGCCGGCGACGGTCCGTGGACCTTCCACGACAAGGACCGGCTAGAAGACCGCACCTGTCAAAAGCTGAAGCGTGGCCTCATCACCGTTGAGCAGGCCCAGGCGGTGTTCCTCGGCGACTGGAAAGCCGGCTACGTCGCCGAGTTCGGCGGCGCTCCGCAGCATGACGGGGCCGCCCGATGACCGCCTCTCTCAACCGAGCCGCGTTCTTTGATCACGTCCGCAAGCCGCTGTTCGGCGGCAGCCTGACGGCCGAACAGGTCCAGGGCATGGACGCGATCTTCGACGCCTGCCCGGCGGCCCTGCCGACCGATCCGCTGGCCTACGTCCTCGCGACGACGATCCATGAGACGGCGCGCACGATGCAGCCGATCGAGGAGTATGGGCGCGGCAAGGGGCGAGCCTACGGGCCAACCGGCTTCTGGGGCCGCGGCTTCGTGCAGCTCACTTGGAAAGCGAACTACGCCAAGGCCACGACGGAACTGCGCAAGCTCGGCGTGCTGACGGCGAGCGAAGACCTCGTGAAGACCCCCGCGCTGGCGATGCGAATGGACGTGGCCGCCACCATCCTGTTCCACGGGATGATCTCGGGCTGGTTCACGGGCAAGAAGCTGTCCGACTACTTCGGCCACGGCAAGAGCAATCCGAAAGCCGCTCGGGCCATCATCAACGGCACCGACAAGGCGGCGCTGATCGCGGGGTACTTCAATCAGTTCAGAGCCGCGCTGATCGCCGCTAAGCATGGCGTAGGTGCCGAGCCTGCCGCAGAAGCCTCGACGCCGCCAGCGGCCTCCGTAGCCCCCGCCAAGCCCAAGCCGGTCGCGGACAAGCACGCCGTCGAGCCAAAGAAGCCTGTTCCGGTGCGGAAGAGAGCCGCGCCCGTGCATCACGTCGTGCAGCGGACGAAGCGCTGATGAGTCTGCTCAAGCCCCGCGGCGTGGAATGGGTCTTCGCCATCCTGTTCGGCTCTGCGGTGGCGTTGGCGATCCTGCTGGGTGTGGCAGGGCAGTTTCCGAGGTGAGGTCAGTGCGGGCCGCCGGGATCCGTCCTTCCGGTTGGGATCATCCCTGCACGCAGGGAAGCTGACACACGGCGGCCCGCACCGACAGATAATGCCCGCCTACGGGCGTAGCGGATTTTTCCCAACTCGCACCGACGAGGCAGCGGCAGCCTCCCCATCGGGCTAGAACATCGAAAGCGCGCCAGGCCACGCCTGTCTCCCGCGGGCAATCTGCCGGATGCCGTGACGGGATAATCGGTTCTCCAGACCATCCGTGTTTGCCAATGACCGCCAGCTAAGCGGCATCGTCGCGCACGTCGCGATCTGATCGCGCCAGCATAGCACTTCCGCGCGTCCAGGCAAAGCCTCGCGCTCCCAGTCAAATCCTTCCGAGCCAACCTACCAGCCGTCGTCGGCATAATTCACTAAGGCGCCCCAGCGCTGTTCGTCCTCGCCCCAAAGCAGCGTGCAAGCTAGGCGTGGGTCGAGCATCTCAGGGTAGCGAGCGAATAGCTCCTCAATGATGTCCGGCACCTCACGCTGCATGTAGCGACCCTCGCCGCGCAGCGCTGAAAGCTGACTGCGAAGCCATTCGACTGCTTCGTCTGTGCGCTCGTCATCCATGGCGACCTCTGACGAAGCCTAGCACGTTCCGAGCCGGCGGTCTCCGGCAACCCCCACCGCGAGAACCACCATGCTCCGCATCATTCCGCGGGCGCTGGCGCTTGGCTGCGTCGGCGTCGCCGTGTCCGCTTGCAACCTCACGGCCAGCCAGAGCCAGATCAACGACGCCTTGAACGGCGGAGTGACCACACCCTTCGGCCTCTCCGGCATCGGTCTCTCGACTGCCCAGATCCAGAAGGTCACGACCATCATCAATCAGGTCCGCACGGCCACCAAGACCGCCTGCGGCTTCCTCCCGACCGTGACCTCGGTTCAGAACATCATCGTCGCCCTGAACCCGGATATCGCCTCCGTGAGCGTGCCGGTGACGAAGGTGGCGCAGATCGCCTGCACGGCGCTGAGCAACGCGGCTCCGACCTCCTACACGGCCGGCGAGGCGCCCGAGAAGGCGAAAAAGGCCCCCGCGAAGGCTGCCGAGCCGAAAGTCGGTGAGACCGTCACCAAGACCATCATCGTGAAAGGCCAGCCCGTGGCTGTGACCGGCACCAAGACCAAGTGAGCCGCGCCATGGCTCGCCGGTATCCATTCGCACTGCCCTACACGACGTCGGCCAAGGATGGCCTCGCCATCAGCATGGGACTGAACCTCCCGCAGGTTCACGCCGCCCTGCCGCGCCTGAAGCCGGATCTCGTCGCGAAGCTCCAGCGGTGCAGCGTCTTCCACCGGGAGACCTTCACCAAGGCCGAACTCGACAGCATCCCGCAGGATCTGTGGGACGCAATCGCTCCCCATATTGGCTGAAGATCGCACATGGACCAGCAGAAGCAATCCACGCCTTCTCAGGCGGCGCCGGCAGCCTCGAAGGCCGTGATCTCCCCGCAGTTGATCGCGATGGTCTGCGTGATCATCAGCTTCATCGCGGGCATTCTGAACAGCCGCAACCTCATCTCCAAAGAGACGCTAGCCTACCTTGGCACTCCCGAGTTTCAGACCGTTGTCGGCAGCATCCTGCTCGCGGGTGCCGGCGTGTGGGGCCTGATCAAGAACCGCCCGCACGGCATCATCAAGTCAGCAGCCGACCTCCCGCAGGTCGATGCGGTCATCACCAAGGCGAAGACCGCCGACGAGATCCCGGCCGAAAACGTCGTCGGCTCGCTCCGGGAGGCCGCGAAGCTGCCGGGTGTGCCGGTTTCCTGACCTGAGCCGTCATCGCCCGGCCAAAGGCGATGCAGCGTGGGGCAAGCCGATGTGCTTGGCGGCTTACGGCTCGCCCCACTGACCACCACTAACGCGACAGAACCGCGCCAGCGATGGCTAGGCTCACCCTGTGTCAGGACCTCAGAATGCCGCAAGCCATTTCTGCTACGCAAAAAGGCGACGCGTAGTGGACCCGACCGCCGCTGTAACGACCGCTCAAAAGGCAGCAGACACATTTCTGGGGCAGGGCCCCCTAGGCGCGATCATCGTCGCAGAAGGCTTGGTGATCATCGTCCTCGCCCTCGTGATCCGCTACCTCTACAAGCGGATCGAGAACATCAGCGAGCGGGCGCTTGTGGCCCTCGCCGAGGCTTCGGCCGGCGACGAGCGGGTTCGCGAACTGCTCCAGGGCCTCAAGCAGACGCTGGAAAGCCGGACGCAGACGCTCGGCGAGCTGTCCAACCTCGTCGCGCTCAACGGCACCGAGATCCGGCACGGGTTCGCCAACACCAGCCAAGCGCTGGAGGGCATCCTGCAGATGCTCCGCGACCCGCGGCAACTCGCCTTCAACATCGCCGAGGCGATCCGCGGCTACCTACGTCGCGGCCGAGCGGGGAGCGATGCATGACGTGGCTGGATCAGGCTTTGGCCTACGTGCTCCCGGCGCGCTGTTTCGCGAAGATCCACGCCGGGCGCGTGGATGCTGCCTTCAACGAGGCGAGCGAGGCACGCAGCCGGAAAGTCGAGGCTGCCGACGCGACGATCCACGCCAATGCGCAGCTAACCGAGCGCCTTGAGGGTGAGGCCGCTTCAATCCGCGCCCGCACGGAAGAACAGGCAGCGAAATGGTCCGGCCGGCGCCCCAACGACATTCGGGCCATCGTGGAGAACATGCTGGCGGGCATGGATCAGAGCGCAGACCATCGCGCCCAGCGTAGGGACTGAGCAGCATGATCTATAACGACGACCGACCGGAGCGCATTCGTGGAACGATCTATATCTCGATCCTGCTCCTCTTTGTCGCCTACCAGTGCATCAACGTCTTCGTCCCGAATGCTGATCTGATCCTAGCGACGCGCACCCTGGCGGCCGGCTTCTATGCGACGGTCCTGTATGTCTACGGCGCAGATGCATGGAAGGCCCTGACGGCGCCAAACCCGAAGCGCACCGATTTCCTGATCGTGGGCATCTGGATCAGCTTTGCCTCCCACATGATGCAAAGCCTGTACTCGATCCTCTACCGGCTTTCGCCCTCGCAGTGGCTGCTCAACTCGGAGATCGTCTCGCCTATCGTGCTCTTGGGCGTCGTTGCGGCGATCCTCCACGTCAGCGCGCCGGGCGCTGTTGACGGAACGGTGCCGCGCCGCAATCGCGTAGCACTCGGCGTCGGGGTCGGTGCAGCGACTGTGATCGTGGCTCTACTCCTCATCACCCGGCCGGACATCGCTCCGCTGCTTGAGAGGACGCGGCCCTGGATCGGGGACTGGTGGTCGTCCTCCATAAAGGGGATCCGCCAGACGGCGCACAGCTGATGCACCACTGTCCGCCCGACATGGGCCTCGTCGTCATGTGGTGCTCATTGGCGCTGGGCGTGGGGCTCGTGCTGGGCAACCTGACGAAGCTCTGAGCGCTCTCACATTGCTGTCGTTCTACCCGCCCGCCCGGCTTGCCGTTGCGGGAATTTTTGTTTCTAGGCCTCGGTCGTGGTGCGAGCCAGCTTCAGCGTGTCCGCGTACTCGAACCACTCGGCGCCGGGCTCAGCGAACGAGGGGCCATGCACCTTGGGATCGTAAGTCGTCCGCTTCAGCAGCCCGTAGTGGACCGCCAGCGCTTGGACTGACCCGCCGTCAGCATCGGTGCCGTCAAAGGCGTAGCTGATGATTTCACGGGCGAACGAGGCAAGCCGTGCGTTCTCGCCTGGGTCAGGGATCGCATTGAGAATATCGTCGGCCGCCTCATCGGCCCCGATCAGGCCGCCAGAGGCGCCTTCGGAGCAATGCTTCTCAATGGCAGCGACGATGTTGGCTCTCACGCTTCGCATCTCGTTCTCCTACCCCTTCGCTTCCAACGCATCCGTCAGCGCCCGTGCGCAGATCCTAGCAGCTTCAACGCCTTCCTCTGGCGACAGCCGGTTGGTCTGAAGCCTACGCTCTCGCTCAGCGCAGATGTAGAAGTACGCTGCGGCCTTCCCGTTGGCATCGACGACCTTCACAGCTTCCTCCAGGCGTTCGATCCGGAGCGGGAGGACGAGGCCGAGAGGTGTCATGCCGCTAGCTGTACGGCGCGCTCGGCCCAAGCTTTGGCGGTTTCTAGCGAAAGAGTGTCGTGGACTAGCTTTTTGCCGAAACCAAACAGGCCCTCAGGCTCATAGATGTTGAACTGCGCCCCCCACGATTGGCTGCGCGGGCTTGCTTCGCACCAATATCGGCCGGCGAGTTGTGTTCGGGGATGATCGTTTACGATCTGTCGGGCCTCACGGACGTACCGTTCGGCCTCCTCTTTGTCGGAGGTTGTGAACCATGGGTTCCACGTCAGCCCAGCCGGAAAGCCCAAATCCTCATACACGGCATAGCGCACGGTCGGTCCGCTGCCTACGATCTTCGTTTTGATGACGAAATCGCCTCGCATCTGCTCTGCCTCAGGTTGCTATTGAATTCGGGAGCTGGGCGGCTCCATCAGTCCATTCCGGATCGCTAGGGCGAGCAGATCGCTATTCATTCTCTATCCTTGGGCGATAGGCGGCCCGTGATCGAGCGACCCTGTCCGGATCCTTGGGCCATGGCGTAGCAATCTCGTTTAGATGCGTCCACGTCTCGCCCTTGGCCGCAGCCTGTGCGCTTTGCCGGCTGACACCATATCGTGTCGCCAACGTTGAGAACTTCTCGCGCGGCCCAGTTCTGATTTTAATAACATCGGCTTCAGTTAGCACGGACTTTGCGTGTTGGCTGCCACGAGCTTGCCGGTTCTTTGCTTGCCTATCTGCGATGTTGTCTTGGATGGTCCCAGCGAAAACATGATCTGGGTTTACACAGGTCGGGTTGTCGCAGGAGTGGCAACCCATTTGGTCGCCGAGGGCAACGCCATGTAGAAGAAGCTTGACCAGCCGATGGGCTGCGATATTGCTGCCCTTGTGCTTTACCTGACCGTAACCCTTCCCGCCCTTCGCCCCAGTCCAAGTCCAGCAATTGCCCCATGGCCCTTGACCGGCAGTTTTGTCGACCTTTGCCATAACACGGCAGATGTCTTGGCAGTAAATGCTGCCGGACCATTCTGAATAGTACGTGGCTGCGCAATGGGCGCATATTTTTGTCCCTTTGCTTATGCCAGCCATTTTTAATCCTCCCCAACCTGCCAGAGGGCGTGATCATCGCCCCACGGCTCGACGGAATGGCCCGCGGCGATCAGGGCTTCGGCGGCTTCTGTAACGGCGTCGTGGTCGCTCATGGGTTGAGCGTAGACGGTGTGGATCTCGCGGGGAAGGGAGGATGGCCCCGCTTCACTATCCGACCCACGCCGGCCGGCTGAACAACTCCCGTTTAATGGCTTCAAGCCGCGCCTGCTGCGTCGCATCCAGAAATCCCATTGTGTCGAGACGCGACCCGGCATCCCATGCCAAACGCAGCGTTTCTGTCGTGCAGTCGGCCAGCAGCTTACGGTCAATTGTGTACTCGGCTTCCATCATTATCTCCTGACCCCTCTGCTCATCTTTCTTCCCGCTGCAAGACGGTGATCCTGGGCGGGGTCAGTCTCGGCCGTAGTTGCGCTCAAAGGCTCGGCGAGAGAGCCTGAGGCAGGCCCATCCGCCGATTGCTAATACGGCGCAGGCGAGGGCGACTTCGATCATCCCATCCATCCCTTCTGCCTCGCCGCCGCGCGCAGCACTTCCTTCGCCGGCTCGTACTTCCTGAGCAGCCGTACTCTGGTCTCTTCTGGAAGCAAGGCCAGACGTTCGGGATCGCTGTTGTCCTCCACGTCGGCGAGCTTGACGAGGATGGTGGGGAGCGGCGCTTTCTCGGCAAGCGCCTTGATCCAGTCGGCATAGCTCGGGCCTGGGCAGACGACGCCCTTGGTCAGCCATTCGACCCCTTCAACGACGCTGGCCGAGAAGCCTTCCGCGATCAGTTCGTCGTGCCCGTAATCGGTGTCTTCGATCACGTCATGCAGCCACGCGATCTGAACGGCCTCCTCGCGATCCAGGGCGGTCATGCATGGGGTGTGGTGCGCGAACGCGCTGGTGTAGGCCGCCACGGTCGCCAGATGCCTGACGTAGAGCCGCCCGGCCTTGTCCAACTGATCCTCATGGACAGTGGAGGCGAAGGACCGCGCGTCGGCGATAGTTCTGCGCAGGGGAGGGAGGGTCAGCTTCCCCCGTCCCGCGTCTGATGATCCGATAGGCATGTTAGGGCTCCGGGGTGGGGGAGGGCTCAACCCATGGCTTGCCTGGTCCTCCTTCAACGGCTCCAAAAAACCATCGGCCAATCTGCACGCCATAGAGCCGCCGCCATCGGAGATGTTTTGTTTTAGGAAGCGCCGGCATATGCACCGGAAGCCCCTCGCCTGAGAACCGAAACCAATAAAGGACCGGCCAAAGGTTGGAGATTGAGGCCATGTCACCGCTCTCCTTCTGCCTGAGTGGGGGCGAGAGCCGCGCGAACCACGCCTAGGATCCGCAAGTACTCGGCCTTGTCGCTGCGCGGGGCTACGATGGACATGCAGGCTTCGGCCTCTACCAAGGCGCTCCGGAGCCGTGCATTCTCGGCCTTAAGCTCAGCGATGCGCTCAGCTGGCCGCTCCTGTTCCTTGGTCCAAGCGACCGCCTCTCGCAGACCTGTGACGATCTTCTGGCCGCTCATCCCTCACCCCTCCTCGGCAGGAGAAGGGGAGGTGAGGGCGGCGTCGAGGCCGACTTCCCACGCTCCACGGCCGAAGCCACCCGGCACATTGCTCAACGCATCAGCGACGTGCTCGGGTGGATTGCGCATGGCGGCGATGGCGGACTTGGCCGCGTCGGTTTTGTTGGTCCAGAAACGGCATGCGCGCGGCTTGCAGGGGCCGTTGCCTTCACGGTCGCAGATGTGGACGACATAGCCGTCGCACGTTTCTCGACAAATGGCCCGAGCGACCCGCTCCACCATCGACTGCTGCAGATATTCAGGCACAGGCGTTTCGCTCATCCCCTCCTCCTTATGCATCCTTGAGCGCGTGGCGGCCGGCTTCGGTCACGGCTGATCCCGCTGAGCGCCGTTGATCGCTCCACTGATGATCCGGCCAATGAACTCGCCAGTCGCTTTCGGCTCGGTCGAGATCCGGTAGGCGAGGACGCCAATCCCGATGAATATCGACAGCATCACGATGCCGACGAAGGCGAACCAGAGCTTGAAGCCGAGCGGCATCCTGGTAAGCATCTGCGTGCGTGCTTCGGCCTGGGAAGCTCGCTTGAGACCTTGGGTCATCACTGGTCTCCTTTGGGCTGGGCTTCGGTGAGGGCTTGCCGGCATTTCAGTTCGGCATCGACGGCGACGGCCCAGGCCTTTGCCACGCTGGTCGAACGGATCTCGTTCGGTTCTGTCAGCATCGCGAGCGCAGACTGAGCGACGCCAAGCGCCTTCTCCAGCTTCTCCACGCGGGCGAGGGCGGCGTCACGAGCGGCCTCGGCTTCTTTGGCTCGCTTGGCGAACCGCAGAATGCTGTCGTGTTTGTCGGATCTCTGGCGCCGGACGTAGGCGGCACAGGCTGCCGGATCGACGCGCCAGTCGGCGCCACCGCGCCGATAGAACTCCGATCCGTCACAAGTCAGCCCGATGAGCGCTGACCCGACCTCCCGGCCGTAAGCTTCGGCTTCCTCTCGTCCGGCTTCTGCCGCAGTAAGGCGGGAGAGGGTGTCGGCCTCCCGCATCAGGATCGCCGAGACGCAGCAACGGAGCATGCCGGCCTTCAGAACAACGGGCGCATCGCTGCTCTCCAGCTTGTGCGGACGCAGGTAAGCCAGCGCCTCATCGAAGGTGGATCCTTCCTCCCGCTCACCGTCTGCGGCTGGAGGTCGGGGGTCTGTCTGGGACATGGTGAGGGTCCTTCAGGCGGGATTGGGCTCAGGGACGAACTCAATGCCACCAAGGCGCCCCATGATACGGCCGAGTTGACCGCATCCGTTTTGGTCCCAGTCGCCGCGGCAGGCGATATCGACGCCGGCAATCGAGGCCTTGTGGCAGATGAAGTGGCTGTCCCGCCGGCGGAGGTCGCGCAGGATCTCCGCGCGGCGCTCGTTGCTGACGATCTTGTCGGGGCCGAACAGGCATTGATTGCAGCGCTCGGACATGACCTTCAGGCCGCCCATCGGTTTCTCTCCTATTAGATTTGGTGAGAGGCTAGGGGAGGTTAGGTGGGGTCAGGCGGCGACCTTCGCGCTTTCAGCCCAGCGCCTGACCATGTCTTCCGACACGCCAACCTCGCGGAAGCGAGCCGGCACCATCAGACCCATCACCTGCTGCTCCAGCGTTGGGCCCACGTTCGCCCAAGCGTAAGCGCCTTGATGGAAGGCGTGCTCGGTCGGCAGCTTCGGGGTGACGACGCCGTCCTTGACGATGAAACCGCAGACCGGCTGGCTGTCTTCCTCGCAGGACTCGCCGCTCATAAGCAGCACTTCGCAGTCGACGAATGGGAATGCCTCGGCGACAGACTGCCAGTCCCGTTCAATGTCCTCGCAGGACGGCCACTTACCGACGTTGTCGCGGTAGTAGATTGTGCCCCTCGGGCTGCACCAGCCATGCGGGCCTCCAACGAAGGAGCACGACACCCAAGCGTTATGAACGTACCGGGTGTCGACGATGCCCCACGCTTCACGCCAAGCCTGCTCCGCAGCGAACTCGGCCTCCCAATCGCGTTTGGCGGCGCTTTCGTAGAAATGAGGGTCGTCCATCCCGAGCCGCATGCCGACGATGCGCTTTACCCGGATATTCCATTCGCGGTCGTTGCCGCTGTAGCCCTGCGTGAAGAACGAGTCAGTTCGACGGATGATCTCGGATGCCTGCTCCGGCGTGACCGAAGGACCTGCAACACGCATCTGTGGCCACTTTGGCAGGCCGGGGTAGGGGAACTCGCGGTCGCTCATTTGCCTCTCCTGTTTACAGAAGTAGCCTACAGGGCTATCAATACAGGCGTCAAGGCGAATAGCCCAGGAGTTCATTTTGCTCGCCCGCTCGGCTTCGTTTGTGTACGAAGCGGCCATGATTGACGCGGCGCAAATGCGGGCTGCTCGGGCTTTGCTCGGGTGGCGGATGGAAGACCTCGCCGCCAAGGCCGACGTGTCGCTGGCGAGCATCAAGAACATTGAGCGCGGCGTGACCGACCCGAGAGCGAGTACGCTGCGGGCGATCCAGTCAGCCTTTGAGGCCAGCGGCGTCATGTTCCTCGACGCCAGTCACCTGAAGTCAGCCGGCAAGGGCGTTTGGCTCAAGGACTGATCGCGCGTCGGCTCCGAACCCCTCGCAAACCCTCTTCTGTCCGCAACCGTACCAAACCCACCTAACTGCCCATCCCCACACAGGCAGACAAGGACACCAAGGACGAGGGGGAGGGGGTTAGGACTCGGTCAGGTAGACGACCTTCTCAGGCGCCAGCACTTCAACGCCAGCCTCTGTCGCAGCCGCAATCATGTCCGCCGTGCCTTTCCCGCCTTTGAACGCGATCACGACGTCGGGCTGTCCCTCGCGCAGCATGCGACGGTTCCGGCGCGGTCCGGCATTGGCATCGTAGCGACGGCCGTTCGGCAGCGTCTTGATCCGAGCGTCCGGGTGGCTGGTGTCCTGCCAATCTGCCGGGAAAGCCCGAACCTCAATCCCATTGTCGGCGGCCCATTCGGCGGCCATGCCATCCGCCCCAGACGCCGCGCCGTGGATCACGAGTTGGATACCACGCAGGCTATCGAACTTCGCCAAGGCGGCGAACAGGAACGCGCGCTCCTCCTCAGCCTGCCTCGCCGCGTTGCGCCACTCCCAAGTGTGCCGAGGCGTCCCTTTCGGGATCATGCCGTAGTAGCGGCCGCCGCAGATGAGAACCCTCATGCCAGCCTACCAGCACAGGTAGTGCTCTTTGCCATCAATTGCCGTTCGGGCATGAACGTAAATCGAACATCGCCCCGCGCATTCGGATTAGCGCAGAGCAATTTCCCTTTGTTTTGAGGCTGTTGGCTGAGGGGAATTATCTTGACATGGTAGGGGTCACAGGTTCGATCCCTGTCGCGCCCACCATCTAACCGAGCGAGGTTGGATGGTTTTTTTTAACCGAAGACGGTTTTCTACCGGGTCCCTCAGGTTCGGCGAATCTGAGGCGGGTTCAGCGGACATCAGCCGCAGGTTCGCGTGGCCACCGACCCGACCGTCTCCGAAGTCCGGAAAGCCGCTGAGGTCACCGATCAGGAGATCGATGCTGCGGTCGACGCGGTGCCGGCCGACCTCGCTACCGACGCGTACCCGCTTGCGAAGGGTTGGAGCCTCGACCTCGTCGTGACCATCCGAACGCACGCCCATGCGGCCGATGCGCTCACCACCGACACGCCGGCCTGGACGCGCACCATGGTCCGGACCGCGATCCTGCTGGCGCACCCGGTGAAGGGATGAGCGAGAGCGAGGCCGATCTGGATCGCGAAGCCACCGCCAATCGCCTGATGCAGCGCCTGAGCGGCTTCGCGCAGGGAATCGGGATGAGTGGCACGGACGCCCGCCAGATCATCGGCCGCGTGATCGCATCCGATCCGTCGGCCGGGGATGGGGAGCTGATGGCGAAGGCTCGCACCTGGATGCTGATCGCGCTGGGGTAG